AATTCTGTAGTGCCATTTTTCCCAAATAGACAAATTGTTCCTCTTGTTGGCGCTATCAATCCTGTAATAATGCGAAGTAGCGTTGTTTTTCCTGCTCCATTTCTTCCCAGATACATACTGACTTTTATCTACTACAAACCCTGCTACATCAAATACTGGTACTATAACCACTACCTTATCTGGATACACTTTTACCTTTTTCATGTGCTCTAGTATGTAATCAACCTTAAGCTGATTGTTTTCATCCAGATAAATAGCTATCTCATTATCTATATTTTCTAATATTCTATCTATCTCTGCCAGATCTTCATATTTATTTTTATTACTAGCCATCTCTTGTTTAAGATCCTCAATCTTGTTTTCTATACTCTCTGATTTTCTAGTGTATTCCTCTTTTGTGAGTACTCCGTCTAAAAGAGCATCTAGTAATTTTTCTTTTCTGGAGAGTTCTCTATTAAGATTCTCCTCTGTAGCCCCTCTGTTTGCCTCTAGGATACGCTTTTTAAATCCATTCAACTTGTTCATCATATCGGTTTTAATAAGCTCTGTATCCCCCTGTAGACATTCTGAAATAATACACATAATCTCCATAAGAGAATTAAAAGAAACATTTGTATTATCACAGCCCTCTTGATTGAGTTCTCCTGCTTTGCCTCCTACACTATCTCTCTTCCTAGTCATTCTCCCCTTTTGTTGCTTTGTAGAGCATACCCAATACTCTTCTTTATTTGTATTCTGTTTCCTCCAATATGGAGCTCCACAGCATCCACAAACAAGTTTACCACTAAAAGAGTATCCACTTGTTTTCTTTCCTCTGCCCCTTGCCCCAGTAGTTACTCTTTCCTTATGGATTTTACAAATCAATTCCCATTCCTCTTTAGTGATAATAGGAGGTAGGGCATTTTCTACATATACCCACTCCTCCTCTGGGAGCTTTATAATCTGCTTACTTTCAAAATCATTTCTCTCTTTGTTTATTACCATTGTACCTACATTTTTAGGATCATAGACAAACTTAGGAATATCCATAGCTCTCCATTTTTTCCCTACAGTATTTCGATACCCTGCATCATTCAACTCTTTAGCTATCTGTGTAGATCCTTTTCTTTCCATGATCCCCTCACACATTAGCCTCCTTACCTTAGCTTGTTCTGGATTAATATAATACTTACCCTCTTTCTTATCCCAGCCAAACACATTACCGCTACCTTGCAAACTTATCTCTTTACCCTGCCTAGCCTTTTCTATTCTTCCATCATGGTAATTATGCAATTTTTTAGAGAGGTTCCTACTAAACTCCTCCGCTATAATAGCCCTAATACCTGTAATCAAGGCATCATCTGGATTATAAAAAACACCATTCAAATACATATAAAGGAGTTTTCCAGTCTGTACTATTCGATCTATGAATAAATACCAATCCTTAGTATTTCTCATAAGCCTTTCTTGATCCTTAATTACCACTATATCAAACTTATCTAAAAGTAGATCCTCGTATAATCTCTGGTACTCATCTCTGCCTTTTACCATAGTACCAGACTTGCTCCTATCAATATACTCATCTACCTGTCTCCACTTATTCTTTTTAATACAATCCCTATTTTCCTCAATCTGGAGTTCTATAGCGTTTAGTTGCTCCTCTTCTTTTGTGGATACTCTAGCATAAAATACCGCCCTTGATCCAATCGTATCTACTAACAAATTTACTTTTTTGTATGCCATTCCTTACACACTCCTTTTGTAGTGATATTAAATAAGCCTCCCTGTGCTCTCCTGTACCCCCTTAGAGCGATTTTATCCCATTAAAGGTATGTCACTTAGGCTACTCGAAAAAATAGGCTTAAATAAGGCTAATTCAGTTTGTAACTATTATATACCACCTATATAAAAATAGCAACAAAAAAAGAGGAGCACCAGCCATTATAGCCAATGCTCCTCCAAATCTACTCATATAAATTTATGAGAATGATTCTAAGGTAATTTAATTACCTGCCCTACATTAATCAAGTTCTTATTTTGAATACCGTTAAGAGATACCAGTTTATCTACAGTAGTACCATAGTTTTTAGCAATCTTACTAAGAGTATCTCCTTTTTTTACTGTATAGGTTTTAGCAGTAACGGTACCGTCACTATTAACCCCTGCAATATCCGCCTCATTTACCCAACCATATACTGTAGATCCTTTACCTGCTACCGCCTGTAAATGATATGGATGAGGATTACCAGCAGATACATTAGTAACCTTTGCTTGCCCTGCCTTACAAGCCTTTGCTGTACCACTAGCAAAAGAGCTAGTATAGTGTAAGCAACCTGTAAAGTTTACTATATCCCCTACCTTGTATGCCGTTTTACTGACTGTAGGAGTATTGGTAGCTGGTGTAGCTGGAGTGGTAGCCGTAGATCCAGATCTAGGATTTCCAGATACTACAACTACTGTATGCCCTTTGGTCTTTGTCACCAATATATCTCCATTATACAGAGTAGTAGAAGATGTTACAGCTACTCTTTTCTCAAATGCTCCTGTACTCTCTAATACTGTAGCTTGATTACTGGTATTAAAGTTCCCTGCTGAAACTCCTGCCTCAATACAGCAAGCTCTAGCAAGAGAGCTACAATCACTCTCTGTAAGTACCGCAATCTTAGCAAGAGAGCCATATTTTTTTTGCTGTGTAATGACATCATCACGATTACTTTGATCGTATCCGATATTATCATTATTACACGCATCTAACATAGCCTTAGCAATAATATTAGCCACCGCCACGCTTTTAGGGCGTAATACATACCAGCCTTGCTTATGCACATAATACTTTTCTGTACTTACCTCTCTACCATTTTGATCCCCTACTTTACCTCCAGAGATTTTCCCATTCTCATCAATCCTTGCGGATCCTACTATTAAATTTGCCATTTTTAAATCCTCCTTATAATTTAGTGCAAAATAAAAGAGAGCTCTCACACTCTCTTTTAAAAGCATTATCTAGTTATATGTTTTACCTGCTCTATCATTTGTAGCACCTTATCATAGCCAACCATAGCACCTACCCAAACAGCTATCCCCATGAGCACCATACAAAGAATGTTAGGCGGACTAAATGGAATACCCATAAATATATAGGCTATAGCCGTTCCTCCAACTCCTACTATTACTGCTACTACTAGCACTAAAGCATTAACTGGATACTTAATTTTTGTATCTGCTAGAAACTTTTTAACCGCCTCTGTGATGAGGGATACTGCTACGGCTAATATTAAAATCAATGTCATAAATAAAGTTAATGTCATAACCCACCTCCTAATAGTGTCGTAGATCTATCTCACTTTGTATAGCCTCCTCAAGAGCTCCATTCAATTTATTATCCATCATTCTATCTATCTGGTTAATTTCCTCTAAGATGAGTTGATAGGTATCCTCTGGTACCAGATCCTTTATTTTTAACTCCAACCGTAACTTGAGGAGTAAAAATCTTATTTTTCCCTTTGATAGATTTTCTATTTTGGACTTATTAAGATAGAAAATTATAGAGGCTCCAAATATGCCCCCAGTAGTTACAATTTGCTGTGTAGCATAACTGCTAACATCTATGCCCTCTCTAACCGCCCCTCTTATATCTAACAGCGTGAGGATAAAAAGTAGCCCTGTAATGATAACAATTATTTTAGAAAACTCCTTGCCTTTTTTAGATTTAGAGCTAGATAATTTGGATCCCCTCCTTTGGCGTTTCGCCCTGCTCATGTTCTCCACTCTCCTTTACCTCAATGTCTAACCGCTTTCGCACCCCTATTACAAGGTACTTTGATCCAACCTTTTGTGACAACTTTTAAGAGATTGCTCTACCGTTGCCACACGCTCTCTCAAGCTCTGTAGCTCTTCACGATTTTGACGGCTCTCTAATTTCATTTCTTTTAAGCTGTCCGCAATGCTTTCTAGTTTAATCATCATCATTGTATTAGTTGCTGTCTTTTCTTCTGTTTCGTTCTGTATATCCTTTTTTTCATTTCGCTTTTTATTAACAAGCCCAAAAAATACAGCAAATGCAATAGAAACTCCAGAAAGCAATAATGATACTTCAATCGTCATTTAATAATACCCCCTCTCTGCAATACTAAAAAGAGAGCCTGTAACAGCTCTCCTACTTTTTAACAATTATATCTGCATAACCATCTTCTTTAAGGATATTATCAACATCTGCTTTGAAACTAGCATAAATCTTTGTGGTGATAAAATATTTCCTGTAAAGCTCCTGCCCCTCTTCTAATGAGGTATCAGCACTTTTTTTAATCATTCTCGCAATAAAATCTTTCATATCCTTTATTTACCTCCTTTTTTCCTATCCCAGCAAACTAGGGATAATCTCTGTTAAAATACTGTTTACGGTTTCTCCAATTTCAACATTTTCTTGAGCAATGAGAGCTATATACTCATCCTTTTCATAGATAAGTTGCTCTTCAATTTCCCAACCGTCAAAACCTGCCTCTTCCTCACCTTTAGCCTCCTCATGAATCTCTTTAATACCATTGTTAATAATAACATGGTACTCATCTCTTTCCATTGCCTCCACTGATTCAGCAGTACTTCTTACCTTTGTATATTTTTGCATTGCCTTTCACCTCCTTTAAATAATATTCGTGCATATATTCTATATTGGGCTGTACATACTTTTGATAGAGGCTATAACTATCACAATGTTTAAGCCAGCCTACATAGCTATTAAATGAGCACCATTCACCGTAGGTAGGGCTCATATTGGCGGATCTCTTTTGGGATATTGCTAACATCTTTCTTTTAAATGTTTTACAAGTTGTTTTTCTAAGCAATGTATACTCCCCAAAGAAACGGTATCCCACAAAATCTATTCCCCTAATTTTACTGGGGAACACCTGCCAATTATCTTTAACAATCTGCTTGAGATTATCCGCTAAATATATATCTATTTCTCTTTTTAATTCATGGAGCTCCTCTTTAGATGCACCTAAGATAACCATATCATCCATGTATCTATAATAATATTTGATTTTCTTCTCCTCTTTCAGCCAGTGATCCAGAGGAGATAGATTAAAATTACCGTCATATTGAGATAGGTAATTTCCTATAGGTATTCCCACACCCTCCACAAAGGCATCTCCATTTTTATCTAAAATGGTGCTAATGGGTACTCCTAATCTCTGGAGTATCTCTATATTTTCCTCTGTAGCTGGACAGGTACTAATACTATCAACGATTTCATCTAATAACCAGATAAGCTCCTCATCTTTGAAAAGTTCTTTAAACCTCTCTTTCAAAACACTGTGTACAGTGGTAGGATAATACTTTCTAACATCAAGTTTTAAGCAATAAGCGGTACCCTCTGGATCTGATACTAAAACACTGGGGATCCATTTTCTACCTATTACTCTTCCATCTCTCCTAATAGCCTTTTCACAGCCTCTTAGTTTATTAACAATGGGCTGTATTCCTCTTTTAGGGATAGCACTATAAGTATCTGCTGTCATTGTCTTTAACAAGAAAGGCTCTATCACCTGCAATACCGCCCACTGGCATATCCTATCTGGATAATAAGGGAGTTTATATATCTCCCTCTCCTTTGCACCCTCTTTTTTATAAAACTTTTCATATTCAGAAGTTCTATAGGTATGCTCCAGTAAGCTCTCCTGCAAGCGTTTTAAATATTTATCTAAATCTCGTTCTATCATTTTTACTTCAATATACCAACCTTTACCTCTTTTTGCGTTCCTGTGGGCTTGTCGCAAATTATCCACAGTGCAAATTTTAGAAAACAAATCTCCTGTACCTTTCATAAACTTACTCACCTTATAATAATTTTTGTATGTGCATAAGAGGAGCCAGCTATCTACCATAGCACCAACCTGTACTCCTTATTGAGTAATCAGTAAAAATAGGTTTAAAGAATTACTCTTCACATAGACACCTCTTATACTTTTGTTACCACCTCTGATTAAGAGGTTTTTATGTTTTGCCAAGAGGCAAGGTAGCTATTTCTCACTTAGATAACCCAAGTGTTCTGGAAACACTGTTTATACTTGTTCGTATGCACATATAGTAAGTGACTACTGATATTCCGATTACGACTAGAAGAGGTATTAATCAAATTAATAGTAAAAGCCCCACACTTAGAGCCATTATTCCATTGACCTCCTAATTTAGTAATTTTTAAATCATTTAACAGCTACCCATACCATCTTAATCAAAATGGTTAGTAAGTTTTAGAGAGGTTTTTATAAGTTTTTCAAAAGTTATCTTCTTTTTTCCTCAAGAGCATTAAAAAAGAGGATCCTTTACATCTCCTCCCCTTAATGCTCCCAGTATTTAATTGTTATGCTATCTTAGATTGCGGCACATACAGCAAGCGACCACCGATAACCCGACTACGACCAGAAGAGGTATTAATCAAATTAACAGTAAAAGCCCCACACCTAGAGCCATCATTCCATGGACCCCCTAACCTAGCAATCCTATGACCTAAATTCGTATCAGTATTCCAAACATAATCACCGATAGGCAAGGTACTAGAGCCACTACGTTCTGTAGGGAGAAACAGATACGGATATTCCTCATTGTATCCAAAGGCACTAAGGTATCCATTACCTCTAATAAGATCTGTGTCCAGCATAGAGTAATTATCGCTAGTATTGTCTACCATTGCTCCGTACCCTTTTACATACCCTGTATCAGTTGTTGCATCTTTAGCGTAGTGGTTTAATCCGTCTAGCCAAGTCCAGATATTACCCCAGAGATTTTCCTCTCCACGATATGTTACAGAACAATGTCCATCTGTTCCCCCACTAGGGATACCAGAGCCATTACCAATACCAGCCGTAGCCCCTGTTACTAGAGCCATGTTAGTAGAGCCATCATCCGTAAAATCAGCCACACCTCTACCAACTTTACCTTGAATATCAAATGAGGCATACTCTACTAGGAATAGCATTTGTGTAATTGCTAGTGCAAAAATATTATGCAAGCTCCAGCCAGCCCCTCTATTGGTAGATAACTTTCTAGCATTTGGTCTAGTCATTTGCTGTGTAAGCCCACTAACTGGCTTTACATTTGCGATACTAGAGAGAAAATCCGTAGCAAAATCTGCTACTTGTGCATCATCTGTAATGTATTTGTTTGCGGAAGTATCCCAGAGGCAACCCTCATATGCACTAAGGTAGATCTTATCCTGTATGATACCATTTGTATCCTTAAAAGCATCATTTACTTTAAATCCTACTTTAGGCGTAGCAGATACATAGTAACGTGCAATAGTAAGCTGTTTCCCTCTTCCAGAAGTAGCAACTTTAGATTTCACAGGTACAACCTTTGTGTAAAATACTGGCTGTTCTACCATTACCTGTACATTTGTTCCACTAGCGTAGGTGGTTTCTCCCACTGTTATAGCTTGTGTAGTCTTTCCTGTTTCAGAGTACCCTGTATCCCCTCGATACGCCAACACCACACCAGCATCCGTTACAATACACCTTTTACGCATCCAAGGCATTAAATTGTTAAAATCTACTCCTGCCGTAAAGTGTTCTGACCCTGCAATTCTTGTAAACTTCCTGTTGACAAAATCGACTTCTACACCGTATATATCTTCATCATCATAGCCTACAAAGGTTTTTACGTCCTCAATCTGCTCCTGTAATTCTACCACTTGAGCTACCGTTGCGGTAGCGGTTGGATCTACTGTTACGTTCACACTAGAGGCATTTGATACAGCGGTGACTAAATCCACCATAAGACTAGATACGCCAATACCGTTAAACGGTGGCATCCAATCCGCTGTAGCAGTACTCTCATCTGCCACTGAAATACTATAAAGGATTTCACCATCTTGTGGATCCGTAGCATATAACCCAATATTTCTCACATAGTAGCCAGCCTTAAGACTTGAGTTTGAAAAACTCGCACTCACCTTTACATTTGATGTGTTTTGTCTTACTACACTAGCCACCTGTTCAGATTGTCTAATAGTTCCTATTCCTGTTAATCCTGCTATATCCCCAGTTAAATTATTCTCGCTGGTAGCAACTTTAGTAAATTTCAAATTAGTATTACCAGCTATTACTTTTGCAAGCAACGCTTGCCCTTTTTTCGTGATTACTGCACTTTTAAAAGCACCCATACCATTCACTCCTTTTCTTATTCTTTTAATTATTTTAGTGTAATTATTGTAGCCTTGCTTACTGAACTTGCCACAATAGAGTTACCTGTTACATCAGCCTCTACTTGAATATCATTAGTGATAATCTTTGTAGTTGCCATTCCTATACCTACAGCAGTTTTGAGCTCTCCTGCTAACGCATTCTCAACATTCACATCATGAGTAATAATATCTGCCCTAGCAATAGAATTTACTAATCCCTCATTAAGAGGGCTTTCTTTTGCTACCTTACTCTGAATATCGTGAGTAATAATATGCGTACCTGCCTTTGTTGTTCCATTAGCGTAATACAGGATACTCTCTTTTTCATACTTGCCCTTGATGTCGTTTGTTATTACATACCTTAAAGCGGTACTGGTAACAACTGCATAATACACAGTAGAAGATTTTTTCGCCTCAATAATATTTAACGCTGACAATACCAAATTACAAGGTATCATATTTGCTAAAAGCTCACACACTGCATCAAAAGCTCCAGCTACTCCTAAATGAGTGGTAATCTCCAAGAGGTAGTTAGCATAATCAGTATTGATACCAAAGTACTCCGCCCCTCCACATAAGCTCTCTAAGCGGTTATAGAGCTCTTTCTCTGTATAAGGTACTTTATCATTCCACTTTACCAGCACATTAAATCTACGTGTTTCTAAGCTCTCCCCCTCCGCTGGATACAAGCCCATCATATCCTCAAACTGTTTGATACCATAGACATCCGCTGTATCAATAAACATATTAGCAAGGACTTTTTCCATCTCCTGTAGCAGATACTCAAGTTCTGGCTCCTCTGTTTTAGCAATCTCTTTAAACTCTTTCAGCATTTTTAAAGAAGGCATCCAGTAGCTAAGTAAATCTACTCTTTTATCCATTTTCTACACCCCCAAACATTGGGAGTTCATTTACCTCCAGCACAAGATTACTTTCAATTCCATTGATTTTAGTATCCGCTACATCCAATACCCCCTCTAAATTGAGTAAACGATTTTCAATATAAGAAATACGAACTACTACATCTCCATTTTCCCATACCTTTCTTATCTCCAGTAGGCACTCCTCAATAGTTTCTCTTGCTTTTGGCTCTATTTGGCTCCACACGTAGCCCTCCAGTAAAGTAAATCTGCACTTTACTTTAATCACTTTACTCACAGCAGATACTACAGTTACCGTATGCCCTATGGGAGCTATTCCTACACCTTGCCCTTGCGGATCTGGATCAATAGCCTCCTGTACAGCATTTACTAACACTGTAGAGGCTGTATTATAATTACTGTCTATAATAACCAGCTTTACAGTACCGCCCCCATTCCATACAGGGATTACCACTGTACCGCCTACACCATCTAGGGCGTTGGTTTTTTCCTTGTAATCCCTCTGATTTCCTCCAAAAGGATTACTGTCAAAAGAATTAAGATACCGCTTTCTAAGATCTTCCGTATCCTCCTCATTTTCTGCTGGGATAAGCAACTCTACAAGCTCTCCCTCTAAATCCTTGTCAATGTATGAAATACTTGATAGGGCTCCAAAAAATCTATTTCCTCCTATACCTACTGTTTCACACTCCATTTGATAATAATAAAAGCCATCTGCACTCTCAATAAATGCAATGGCTTTATAATTCAGCTCATCTAAGCTAAATCTGGAATCAAGGGGTATTTCTATATTAAATTTTCCTCTTAATACAGCTTTGGTAGCACTATAAGGGATAATACCACGCTCCTTACAACGGAGGATAAGATACTCTCTAGTTGCTGTACTAGCATAACCATCTCTTATAATGCCATCTAGCAAGATGTATATAAAGGCGTGCTCCGCTGATACTGGGGCTATTGCATTCATTACAATAGATCCCTCTCTTTTATCCACATCAGTAGCTACCCTTGCTAATGACCTATCAAGTATCACCTCATAAGTTTGATCCTCATACATTCAATTCCACCCCCTTACTGCCTACGCTTGTTACTAATGTAAACTTTACATACAATTTATCAGTTATTTGTTGCACTTCCAGATCTTCGATCCCTGTTATATACTCATTTTCATATAAGCACTCTTCTATATACCGCCTTACCTCACTGTTTAGGTATTCCTCACTATAAGAGTATCCTATGAGGTTAGTATATTCCTCCCCATAATACCAGCTATAAATAATCCACCTGTATCTTTTAGCTCTTAGGGCTAAATAAGCCCAAACAGCTACCGCATCCACGCCCTCTACTATTCTTCCTGTAAGCCTATTTGTCCTAAAATCCAACTCATACTCTCGAATTGAGGAGGCTGTTAGTTCTGGAGAAACAAGGTTAATCTCTTCATCTGTAGCAAAAGGAAATAAACTCATACCTGCACCACCCTTGCTAAGATAACATACATATTGTTATCATTTAATTTTTGTACTACCACACAATCTCCCTTTTTCAATCCATCTGTATAGGTTATTTGAGATTGCCTAGAGGTTCTCACATCTGGATCGGAATTATCCAAACTTGTAAAGCCGTTACTCTGTGTAGTATCTACAGATACACCAGATATATAAGGAATTGCAATAGATCTAGTATAGCCAGATACTAAATAATCTGCTATATATAAATCCTCTGAATTGAGTACAAGATCATCAACCTTTACACTGCTGGCACTTTGCATAACCCCTAACTGAATTGTATTAGGATTATCTTTAGCTCCTTGCTCTCTCATCATTCCAAGCATTTCCGCATAAAGATGATCATTTTTCATCTCACTATCCGCCATTTATGATCCCTCCTTTTTATCCATCATCTTTTTTAGGGTAACAGTTAAGCTCATAGTAGCAACCCCATTAGTCCATGTGTGGGTATCGCTGTCTATCCAAACTACACCTCTTAACCCTGTTGCATCATCTTTTACTACTGCACCAGCTCCAGTAACGGCTCCAGTATGGCTAATACATTCCAGCGTAAAGGTTTTTTCCACACCGTTAAACATACTCTTAGCTGTAGTAGTAGGATCTTTGCCCTCCTCTTTGGTGTATGTTTGCTGAAATATGCCATAACTCTTCACATCCGCATCTTTTTGTACTACTCCTGTTTGGTTTCCCTCTCCATCATAAATCCTAACCTTATTCACCATATTAGTAATGCTTTCCTTATAATTTGATGAAATAATGTTACTATCCTCTGTGATCTCTATCTCACATACTACATTACCCATTTCCTCCGTATTGAGGTAGCCCTTTTTAGCCGTAACACGATAATTTACACCGTTTTGCTGGTAAGCCTGTGTATAGGCTCTCATAATGATTTCATAAATAGAAACATTCTGTACTATGAGCTTTTGAGAAACATTGGTTTTAGCTAGTTTTCCTACAGGGATCTCCATATCATCACACACCATTTGAGTAATAGCCTCTGCTGTTTTCCCACTGAAATTATATGTGGCACTACTCTTTAATGTATAGAATAATAAATCATATGCTGTATAAGTAACTACCCCTGTTACACTACTTGCCTCACGATCTGTAACAAAGCCTCTAAAAAGCTCTGTTTTCTGATCGTCTTCAAAAAGGTATATAGGATCTGCTAAGTTAATCTTTAATGGAGTGACATTCTTATCTAATGGAGCATTTACCACTTTTAGCTCCAACTTTCTAGCTACCTCTGTTCTGGATCCTCCCCAACTAAAAGAGGAGATGTAATCTGTAATATCTTGTGATCCATGTACCACTATCATTTTACGCCTCCTCCTCTCTATGGAATATTAAATACAGTACCAGGATAAATCCACCACCCAGTATTACTATTTGCTTTTCCATACCTTTTGGCTGTAGCCTCTATAATGCTTGTATTTGCATCATATATTCTTCTCCAATCAGATCCAGTTCCACCGTAGAACTTTCTGGCAATTTTCCAAAGATTGTCACCACTCACTACTGTATATGTTCTAGTAACAACTTTAGGAGCTGGCTTTACAGCCCTAACAGATGGCTTTACTGTAGCAATCGTAACAGTTGCTTTCTTTGTCTTTATCTTCTTATACTCCTTTAAGTGGAGGGTATAATAAATATCCCCTGTAGCATCCTGCTCTCCATAGGTAAAACTCTCTATTGTACTCTCCATATTGAGTATGCCTGTGATAATAACCCTTATAGGCTCCCCTGCATTTCTCCATTTTTCCAGCCTCTCTACATAGGTTATAGGGGATTTTCTATCAGAGTTATTACTAAAATTATAGTCTTTTGCTGGAAAAAAAGAGCTAAGAGATATTTCCCTTAACCCTGTCTTACCAATTAAATTTATATCTCCTAGCTGTATTACGTTTACCACCGTATTCTTATGCCCTACGGATACTGTAAAATCGCTAGGCTTTACTGGTAGCTCAAATTTACTATCACTTTCTTTCTGTAGCCAAAATTCCATTAGTATCCTCCTTTCTAGGTCATATTAGGCACAAGTTTACGGAATTTTGTAATCATATCCTCTACAACTTTATCCACATCTGCCTCTTTTTCGATTACTACCGTATCAGCTAGTTTTTCAATAGTTACTGTTGTTCCTCCTGTATTCTGTTTGACTTCCTTTAGTGTTCCTGTAGTTGGCTTTGGATCGTTTCCACCTCCGCCTTTATCCTTATTGGTAGGCTCAACTTTGACCTGTACCCCTCTGGTACTCATCTTCCGCTCGTATTGATCCGCTTGATTACGTGTCAGTACTTTCTCGCCTTGATGGAGCACTGCTGGGTATCCGTCATAAGGTACTCTATCTTTACCATAAGCAAAACCAAGAGCCCCCTTTACATTTGAAATTCCAGCTCCAACAAAATCTTTAGCAGCGGAAATTGCACCTCCTATTTTATCTATAAATCCGCTGATTGCACCAATGGCTCCCTCTATCACGCTAACAACTGTTCCAATAGCATCCGATACCGCACCAGAAATAGCTGAAAAGATAGAGGACACTGCATCAAATAATCCTTGAAAGATTGATTTAAGTGTTTCGATTATTGTACTAATCGTTTCACTTGCTGACGAAAAGAAACCACAAATAGATTCCCAAATTGTAGAAATATAAGGAGCTAAAAAGTTAAACACCGCCTCAATTCCAGTGAGTAAGCCGTCTACCACAGTGAGTATAATGTCTACAACTGCCCCTATAATAGGAGCTAGTGTTTGCCAAACAGTGGAAACGACTGTTACCACAACGCTTACAATAGTTTGGAATAACCCCATGTGATTTCCAATAACCCCTAACACTCGTTGTATTACTTCTCCAACAAATGTAAATATTGAGGATACTGTAGGCATAATACCAGTAATAAAAGTACAAACGCCCTCTATAATTTGCTCTATGATAGGCATAGCCTGTATAAAGATGTTTTTAAACACCTCAATTACTGGGGCTAAACCTGTAGTAACTGCTTGTACCGTAGTTACAATAGTAGGCATCAAGTTACCAATCATAGTAACTACTGATTGTACAACCTCTCCTATTGCTCCAAAGGATTGCATAACTATTGGAGCCGTACTCTGGAATATTTGACCCATTCCAGCTACAATAGGCTTTACACTCTCTATCATGGCTCCAGCTCCATCAAACAAGCCGTCTACAAGCCCCTCTCTTGAGCTGGGGAGCATTGCCTTTAACCCCTTTTTCAAAGAGTTTACAATCTTGCCCCCTAATTGTTCTAACTTAGGAGCTCCCTTTTCCACTGCTACAGCTATAGCATCTGGTAATCCCTCAAATACCCTACCAATCATAGGAATAGCATTATCAAAGAGAAATGTAGTTGCACTATCTACCAACTGTGACATAGATTCAGATACATCTCCCCCTATTGCCAAGTTCCCTAATAGGTTTTGAGCGGAGGCTTTCATTGATGCAAAGGATCCGCTAAAGGTTTTATCTGCCTCAATAGCTGTAGTACCTGTTACTCCTAATTCTGTTTGTACGGCATTAATTGCACTATACACATCTGCCAGATTATCAATATCATACTTAACACCTGTCAGCTCTTGAGCATCTTTTAGTAGCCTTGACATTTCCTCTTTTGTGCCACCATAACCCAGCTTGAGATTATCTAACATTGTATAATTTTGCTTTGCAAAACCACCGTAGGCATTTTGGATACTCTCCATATCCGTACCAAACTTATTAGCATTATCCGCCATATCAATAATAGCCATATCTGCTATTTTGGCGGATTTAGCAGTATCTCCTCCTAAACTACCTATCAAAGAGGCTGAAAAACCTGTTACGGTTTCCATATACGCATTAGCAGATAATCCAGCCGTTTTAAATGCCATATCCGCATTGGCTTTTACTTTTCCAGCATCAGCATCTCCAAATAAGGTTTCTACACCACCTATACTCTGCTCTAAACTGGCTCCCTCTTTAATGGCTCCTCCCACTAACAGGCTTGCTCCTGCTCCTGCAATACCTATAGCAATAGTAGCTCCTTTAGCAAGTGTCTTTAAGATTCCACCAATTTTACCTAGCCCTGCTGATGCTCCATCTTTAACGGCTACTACGGCTTTGGCGGTAGTCTGTCCAACGGTTTTTAGTCCGTTCTTCACCTTGTCTAATACCTTAGTGGCATTATCCTTTAAATTTACAAGCGGTTTAGCTACCGATTTCCCCACTGTCTTTAAAGCATTTTTCATTTTATCTAATACAGGGCTGGCTTTATCCTTTAAATTCACAAAAGGTTGAGCAATCGTTTTTCCAACTGAACTAAGCCCACTCCGCACTTTTTGGATAGCACTTGTAGCACTATCTTTAATAGCTATCGCTGGTCTTGCTATTAACTGCCCCAGCGTACTTATTGCCACTCTAACCTTATTTATCCCAGTTGTAGCCATATCCTTTACTTTCAAAGCTGGATATGCCACAACCTTACTGACCCAAGATAAAGTATTCTTAACTTTTGCTAAACCTTGTGAGGCTAGATCTCTAAGCCTTACAATCGGAGTGAACGTAGTAGCTATAGTATGTAGGCTTTGTTTAATCTTTCCAACGCCTGTAGTAACAAGATCCTTGAGCTTTATTACTGGAGAGGCTATCATTCTTCCCAACTCTTTCACTTTAGCTATAATCTTGTCAGCCTTTGCCGTTGCTTGATCGTTTATCTCCGCTTTAGGAGCAACCTTTACTTTGCCTACACTCGTTAGCTCGTTCTTAATCTTATCCAGTATGCTAGTAGCGTTATCCTCTATATCCGCTGTAGTGGTTACTGTTTCATTATCCACTCTCTCTATGCTCTGCTCTATGTTATCTAATATCCCAGTTGCCTCATCTGCTACTGTTACCTCTGGAGATGCTACCATAGAGCCAGCCATACTAACCGCCTCTGTTATCTGCTCTACCACGCTTGAGGCGTTATCTGTAGCACCAATAGTAGGATTAACTTTTGCGTTCCCCAACTCCCTCACATTTGAGTTAGTTCTCTCTATCTGCTCTGAAAAGTTTTTTTGTAAATTAAGGTTTTTCTGTAGAGTGGCATACATACTATCCTTTAGTGATAACTTTGCACCAAATTCTATCAATGTATACACCTCCTAAATTATTACATCAACATCATAGGGCATACAGCCTTACCCTTTGATTTTTCTATTGCCTCATTTCGTTCTCGCACTTCTTCCTCAAAAAATGCTTGTATCACTGTAAGCTCTCCTCTTGCCATGCCGTAAAATACGGATGGTCTTACTCTCCCATTCTTCCAGTAGTAATACATGAGTTGAGTAAGTCCATCCGTATCTATTAGTTTTTTACCGCTTTAACCGCATCATCTCCAAAGCCAGATAACTTAGCAATTTCAGAGTACACGCTGGTAATCTCCCCACTAAGAAGAATTTTCCTAACCAGCTCTTTAGGTGTTTGAGCCTTAAATTTACTCATAAGATTCTTATTTTTAAACATAGGCTTTCCAGTATCATCCATTACCCCCTCTAAAGTAACAAAAAGCTGTAATAGGTTTACATCCAGATCCACCTCTTTACCCTTTACCTCTAATGCCATATCCTGTACCTCTTCATATCGATCTGGCGTTAGAGCTTTACAGGTTATAATAAAAGGAGTTCCGTACACTTCTGTAAGTCTGGTGATCTCCACCTGCTTAGTAGGGAGCTTAATCTCTCCTACATCTGATCCTAACAAGAGATCCAGTATATTTACTGGCTCCTTTACTGTTTCTTTTTCTTCCATGTTTTCCATCCCTGTATATTCTTTCTTTGTTGTATTAGCCATTGTAATAGCCCTCCTTATAATTTTAATAGTAACCAAAAAATAAGCGGAGGAAAGTTACCCTCCTCCGCTTTTGCACTTTATTTATTCCTTTTATCGAGGAGCAATTTGATCCAAATACTCATACCCTGTAAAAGTAAATGGAGCCTCTGTTTCGAGAGGTTTCTGTGCCTCCCAGTCAAATAAAGTAATATCATCAAACTGCACACCTGTTACAGAGATACGCTCTGCACCGTAAGCATCTGGATCCGCCAATTTACTAATCAACGTAAACCTAACATCTTGCTTATTCTTAACCAGATTAGCTACTTTCATTGACATTCTGCTACTTACCTTGTGCATAGTAAGAGAGCCTGTACCTTTGCATCCCACTACTTTATTATCTACAAAAAATGAGCCACACTGCTTAATTTCTTCTTTTGCAAACTCTACTTTTGCCTGTGCCTTGTAACACTCTCCAACATAATCTCCATCCAACCACAACTCACCAAAAGTACCGTTGCAAATTCGCTTAGTTTCTACTGCCATTGATTATCCCTCCTTTATTCCTTGTTGATAAAGATGTTGACATCTTCAATCGCATCAAGAATACTAATAGTTCCTTTTAAGAATACATGAGATCCTGTATTTGCCTCTTTGATTGCCTGTTCATCCATATCAGAGGTATCCACCCCAATACTTTCAAGATACTGTTTCTGCTTAGAAATATTGATCTCTACTGTAGAGCTATCCGCTTTTAGATAACCTCTACCGCCCTCTGTAGCCTCCAGCCCTCTAAGGTATCCTTGAATAGCTGTAATCAACAAACACTTGTTATCATAGCTATTAGAATAGTTACCAATATATGAGCTGTTAATTGTGCTATAAATATCTGTTTCAACCAGATCTTGTATAGCCAAGATCTTAATCTTTCTAAGATCTTCCGTTTCGGTTTCTGTGACTGTGACAAGAGAGTTCACACCTCTAGCAATCACAATACGCTCCCCATCATTGTAGAGTGTGAGTTTACCAGCCTCTACCGCCTCGCTTACGTCCTCATCAGCCTCTACCGTAGGAATAGCTGTCACCTCATTAAGAGGCTTGTATGTAGCGGATACTTTAAGATCTAGCCCTGCTAACAATCCAGCAATACGGCTACAATATTCTGCCTCCGTATATGCAACCTCACCTACCTCAATCTTTTCAGTATCAGAGGCATTAACTACAGAAAAGTTAATAACCCCTTTATTGTCAGAGGCGGTATTAGGCAATATGGCTACTGGTCTACGTGTACTATTCTTCCTTACACCGCTGATCCAAGTAGCTACTGCTGTAGCCTCTGCTGTACTAATATCTGGAGCACCTACTAAATAATTTACTTTCTGTGTAGCAAAATACTTAAAAGCCTCTTTGTAGTCCTCCGCACTTTCTGGCAATGTGAAGATAATAACCTTGCTAGGAGCTCCTAAAAAAACTCTTTCAATGTAAGCTGTATTAGCCTCACTAAACGTATTATCTCCATTAGGGATCTCATCTACCCCTCTTAACACCATTGCACCATTATTTTTAGCATCTTTTAACACTACTCCTACTACGCCTGTAATGCCACTCTGAATAGCTGTTACTGACTTTTTGGAAAATTCAATAATAATATCTGGCAATCCCATTATTTTTCCTCCTATCTATCCGTTAGTTACTGCTTTTGTTTCCAAGTCAACCTCTCCAATAAGCTCATACGGCTCATGCTTTGGCGTATCTTCTGTAAAACTAAGAGTAAGTTTTACATATACACACCCCTCATCCAGCCGTATCTCATCAGAGTAATTCTCTATCTTTGCATACCTAGCCTTTTCTTTCACCTCACTAAGAGGGATTACTGGTACACACCTACGCAATAAAAAAAGAGCTTTAAGCTCCTCCTTTACCTTGTATAACTCTTCTGCCAATACTTGATTAGCCTCACTTCTCTTTCCAAAGTACACTATCTGGAAAGTAGGGCTATCCTCATATACATTGTAACTTTTTAACTTACTACTTTCTGTAGCAAGCGTTACTAGAAAACAATCCCTTTTAAAATTATTTGGTACCTGCTCTATGTGTACAGCCACACCTTTATACTGGGAGGCTACTACTTTACAAATACTATTTAATAATCTCATGAGCTCCCTCCCATTACTTCTCTGGCTATCTGTTGCATAAAACTATTAACAAGACTTTCTAAGCGTGGTTTAGCATCATTAAACCCTTTCTCCATAAAAAAGGATCCTCGTACATATTTCTCACTAAGCATAATGCCTTTAGCACCATTTTTAAGATACTTCGCCCTGCCTCCTGCTGTAAGCCTGTCTGCTGGTAAAAATCGTTTTCGTTGAACGTGTCCATCATTTACATAAAGAGCATATTCTACATTGGTTCCTACCTCAACATAATCTTGAGGTATTGTCTCTCCAAATACAAAAATACTATCTACTAACCTACTGGTATCTACTGGTACATGAGGAATAATGGAGGCATGGTAAATTGTTCCCATTCGCTCTAGTAATACCCTCTTCTTTGCATCCCATTTATCCACCAGTGAGGCAAAACGCTCTACAAACTCATCCCATCCCTCTATACTAAATCCCATATCGCCATCTGCCATTAGCTTATACCTCCTCCTCACTTAATAGGGGTACTGCTAATACAGTACGTTTTTTATAAGGTTTATCTGCCAGTGCCTTAAACTCCGTAGAAGAAATGATTTTATCATACTCATCTATCTCATAGATATAAAGTATATCTCCCCTCAACACTTCCACATCTGGATCTGTATACAAAGTTAAATTTGTACTGTTCTCCTTTTGTGGCTGTTTTTGATACGTGTTTGAGCCTTTTTCTGCTACATGGCATAAATGAGTACCAATCTCCTGTAAGGTTTGGTTAGGACGGTTATACTCACCCAAAGTAGAAGAATACCTTTTTATAACAACCTTTTTATCTTGCATATGTGCCAGCATACTCACCCCTCCTTACTTTGTAAGTTGGTTAGTTCTTGCAAATAACCGCCTGTATGGGTATAGTTTCTGTTTTACATTGTCTGGTAATGGATCATCAAAGGTTACTCTCTCATCTGATAAAGAGTAAGAGGTTTCTCCCTCTGCCCCATGTTTACGGAACCTTTGGATTACTAGATCTTCCTGCACATTTTTTACTTGCTTAGGAAATACATCTACACCAGCATCATCTATAAAGGTATCTCTACAAAATGCCTCTATATCTTCTCTGGACTTCTCCAAATACACTTTTACCAAAGAGAGCTTTCTTTTGTTATCCCTTGATAGTCCTAAGATAATCCTGCATCTCTCTAAGCTAGTCATAAGTGCCTCCTTATTTGTCCTCTACCAATTCTACGCCCTCAATTTTAACCAACGCCTTAGCTACTTCTACATTGGTAGTTGTAGCCTCTCCATTGATAAACTGAACACCTAACCCATTACAGCTAAGATACTTATTAGCAGAGGTGAATTTATATACTGTATTATCTTTCTTAGCTGTAGTAGTTTTTTTCTTAGTGCCCTCCTGTGTAGGAGTTTCTGCTCCCTCTGTTTCTGGAGTTGTTACTTCTGGAGCTACTGTATTATCTTTCTTAGCTGTACTCATCTCTACTTACCTCCTATGCTGTAATCAAAATCTTAGAGCCTGCATAGCTATTTAATAGCTTAATTGTGCTCTCGTTAATAACGTGACCCTTAAAGTAATCTCCTGCTTTAGGTAGATCCTCATAGAATGTAGCTCTAAGCTCTGCAATCTGTACCTCATCCAAATCCAAGTTAAGGATAGTATTATCATCCATGTAACGATCCAATACTAAAGATACCTCTCCAAAATCTGTAACAATCTTAGATACAGAAACACCAAATACATTATCTACAGAGCCGTTTTCCAATGTATATCTTACATTGTTACCAGCTTTAGCTAAAGCATTGATAGCTCTTTTCTGTGAGGCATTTACAAAACCAAAGTAAGCTCCTTGTGCTCCTTTTTCCCACATCTTTTGTAACGCATCTAAGAAGTGATCCTCTGTAAGAGCTCCGCCTGTAGTAACTACATTGTTTGTATTTACTAGATTAACCAAGCCTCCCATTTGTCTAGGTGTGTTAGTATCCTCTAATGTCTTAGTACCATTCAAGAAATACCACTCCATATCTCTCTTAGTTTCAATTAACCGATCCGTTACCTCGCTTGTGAATACATCCCCAATTCCTTTAGGATTAAGAGATCTTGCTGTACCCGATACTTGAGTTACTTTCTCCATAATCTGGCACACATTAGAAAGAGATCCTCTGTTAGAAACAATAACATCTCCTGCCTCTGATCCCTCTAATTTGAGAGTACCTCTCTGGCTATTAAGTTCTTTCTCTCTCCAAGTTACTGTAATATCGTTTGCTGGCACAACCTGCCCTCTACCCATAAGTAAAGTTGTTAGCGGTGTATCCGTAGGAGATACAAGTTTGATCTCTTCCGATAAATCAACTACTTCATTCTCCAAAAAATCTTTTCTTTTAATCATATCAGCCATTTTTTATTACCTCCATTTTTCATTAGTTTTTTTTGAGAAGAGGCTTACTCCTCATCTTTACTGTGATATGTTCCCAGCTTATCAGCTACCATACCTTTTACATTTCCATCTTTTTTGTATTCATCATACTTAGTAGTTTCCTTGCTACCACTGCCTGTAGCTGGTGTAGAGCCTTTAAGAAAATCAGCCTTTGCTTTTGCTACTTCTTTGGTTACTTCTGAATCAAAAAGAGCTTTCATATCCTTTACTCTCTCCGTAAGTTTCTTCTTACGCTCTTCCTCATCTGCTATAGTGGCTAAATCCTCTACTGCAATAAGGTTTCTAAATCCAGCATCTAAATTTAACTCTGCTACTGCATCCACAACATCCAGCCTTAAACCTTTAATTGTGAGATCAAAATCCTTTTGTGCCTGTGCCTCCAAGCGTTCTCTTTCTTCTGCCTGTTTACGCTCATCCTCTGACATCTTCTCTTTAGCTTGCTTATCAGCCCACTCTTTTTCCTTTTTCTTGATAGCATCTGTTACTCTCTTATCTGCTGTCTTTTCAAATTCTTTTTGGAGATCTGCTCTGATTTCTGCCTCTGTTTTTGCTTTAGGGGTAGTAGTTTCTTGATCCTTGCTCCCAGTGTTCTCCGTAGTAGCTCCTTGCTCTGGAGTAATTACTTCTGTTCCTTTTGTTTCTGTTGATACATCAGCCATTTTCTTATCCTCCTTAGATTAAGTTCCATTGTTGCCATCCCTCGTAAGTTACGGCATCAATAACCCTTTTTATTTCTTCATAAGTAAGGTTATAAAATTGCCCTATTTGTGTAGTGACAATGTAAAAAATATGACAATAATATGCCTTTCTATGACATTGCAATAAAAAAAAAAGAGCTACCAGTTATTACAACCAGTAGCTCTTACTCTCTATGTACCTAACTTTAATCCCAACTTGCTCCCTCATCTTTAGGTAAATTCTCTAAAATGTCATAAAATTTAGGAATATCCTTTATTACCTTGCCCTGTTTAATTTGTGTGAGTACCTCAATTTTTTCATCCAGCAACTTATCACTAGATTTGTTAAAATATCGCATCTCTGGAATACCGATAGCAAATCCCAGTAAGTCCTCTATTGCTAATTGCTTTTGTGCTATTGCTAACTCCGTTTTATTCATATCATTTACCTATCCTTTCTAGCATAAGTTTAATGTGCTCATCTAATGCCCCTACTAACTCTGGTTTATCTTCCGCCAGCATACTAACAAGATCTGGACGTAGTATACTAAGTGCTCCATAATTCGCCAATGTTTCCTCTACACGCTTATTCTCATTCCTGTAATAAGAGGAGCCATGTCCATACTGCACCACTCCAGTATCTCTATAAGTTCCTCCAGAAAGAGCATCATATATATCCATAAGAGCCGATACTCCGCCCCCTAAAAGGTTTCTGCTTTGGTAATCATACTCATTCTCCATAAGATTTTTCCAAAGACTATTACTCTTTTTCTTATACTCCTTGTAATTACTGCCAGCTCCAAACATTCCGTTAGGTATCAGTGATTTTCTAAGTTCAGCCATTCCCTCATCATACTGTTTTTGGAGAGCGTTTCTAATTATCTTATTTTGCTCATGGAAAGTATCAAATAAACCTTTGATACCACTACTCATAGATGAGGAACTTTGTTTAAAAGCTGTTACAAGTTTTGCATTTGCCACACTTCCCCATTTACTATTAAATGAGCTAGGATCACTACTACTTAATAAGTCTATCAGGTGCATCTGTTCATGTAAAGTAGTACTTACTGCTCCTGTAATATTTAGCTTTGGATTTAGCTTAGGTATTGTAAGAGTAACCTCTGCATACTTCCCAGTAGAGGCATAGCCTTTAGCTCCCACAGCGTAACCTTTCGCATGGGATATTTTAAACTTAATCCCATTTGCCTCAAAATTTTCTAATTTCTCCAAAGATTTATACAAAGCTAGAGTATTTGCATCCACTCCCTCTAAACTATTTACATAATCTATAAGGGCTTGTGTGTTATTAGCCTCTGCTTTTGTGGCATAAAAAGCCTCTGGATAATCAGTTAATTTCATAGGATCCACTCTATCAAGGCTATCTTTATCCAATAGCCCCTCTGCCTTGAGTAATTCTAGCTCTAGCCTTTGCTTTTCTTCCTGTGCCTTTTCCCATTTCTCGTAGTTTTCAGCCCCTCTAATGGAGCCTGTGAGCTCATTTAGCTCATTATCCCCAAAAGTATCACTCACTACAGGAATATATACACATCTACAATTTGGATGGCGTGGGAGTGTAGGCTCCTCCCCTCGTTTAAATGTCTTTCCATTATCTCCACTACAGTAATCACAAGTACGTGCATCTCCACCATTAGCACACCTGTACTCCAACTCTTCTACGCCCATCTCCTCATATACATCATCATGAGCACAGTATGTAACTCTTTTAACCTCTGTTCTTGCCACTCTTTCAGCATTGTATTTAGCTGTATCAATCCCTTTATTAATTCTCTCCGCTATCTTATCAATGCTTTCTCCGTTTATCATACTTTGAGTAAGTCCTACCCTAAGATTTCTCCCCAGCGTAGCCTTATCCAACCAGAGCCTATCACTAAACATAGCCCCACTCCAAGGATATTCCAATGTTTTCTTTATTAGAGCTGGATTAAGCCTGTTAAAGTCTACATTTACAGGGATACTCTGCCCCAGCTCGTACACTTGCCGTAAAAACTGATCTGTATAGATACTACTAAGTCCTTGTGTGAAAACAGTCTGCTCTTTCTGTCCAAGTTTAGCTAGTTCCTCCGTTATCTGCTGAAATAGCCCCCCATTCCTTGTAAGAGCACTGGCATTAGCATAACTCCACTCTCCTCCTGCCTTTGTTACCTTAGCCAGTGTTTCCGCTACATCTGCCATAATATCCTTTTGAGCCTGTTGATACAGTGAGGCTAGAATCTTCTCCATCTGTGCCTCATCTTCAAACGCCTTTAAATTATTCTTTAATACCGCCTGCTGTCGCTCTTCAATAAGTTTAGATCTCCGTCTACTATCCTCACGTAATACTCTTTTTTGAGTAGGCGTAAGTTTCCAATATGAAATACCATACATAGCCCTTACAGCCTCATTTACATACCCATAGCTTGTACCTGCCATATCTCACACCTCCTATCTGCCTCATACAGGCGTTTTACTCTTCTACCCCTATATTTCCCTGCATCAAGTTATTACCTCCCACCTGTAAGGCATTCTGTGCATTCAGATTAGGAAGTTGTATACGGCTATCCCTTTCTAACATCTCCTTTGAATACGGATCATAGGCTTTTCTGTCCTCTTCTATCTCCAGCTTTAACTTGTCCAACACTTCTTTAGGTTTATCAATGAACGGTAACAACGCTAATAGAGTTTCTTTGTCAACCTTTCCATCTAGTTTAGTTACTGCATCTACAACCTCTGTAATATTGTTAGGTACATTCCTTGTAAACTCTATTTTGAGGTTTAAAGCATCTGGATCATGCCCTGTTACTACTGCTATTGGTACTATCAATACTCTAAATAGATCTCTTATAGCCCTCTCCATCTTTCGCTCCTTGATAATACACTTTGTTTCCAGTCCAAATAGTTTAAAGCGGATAGCTATACCGCTAAGATTATTTGCAAAGTTCTCATCTGAAAGATCTGGAACCTGTGAAAACTTATAGATATTACTCTCCAGCCTATTCAAGTGATTCTCCAGAGCCTCTGTCTGGATCTGCTTGGTTAAAAACTTAGCATCTCCATTCTCCATAACCTCCAGTATTCCCTCTGTTTTGAGTTTATCCAAGCTATCATTTCCTGCTACCATATTTTTAAGCAGTAGGTAGGCATTTCTAAAAGCCTCGAACTCATTAGAAGTATCAGAGAGCACCTTATCATAATCATTAACCAATGATTCAATCCTCTCAAGATCGCTCATCTTTTCTTCATTGTTGTAAAGCGTGATAACAGGGATAACATTGTAAATATGTGACACCCTTTTTTCAAAGGTATACCCTGTAGTTTTAGATTTGTTCTTTGCTCCTGTGCCGTTCACACACTTAAATATATCGCACCCTGCCTTATCGTATACCTCTGCATAGAAAGTTGTAGTATCTGTATCCTCTGTATCAATTTCATATAAGCGGATTGCATACTGTAGCTCCTTTGTAGAGCTGTTTTTATATACTAAAATAACATTCTCTGGAGATAATCTCATGAGCTTAGATCTGCTCTCCTCATTCTGGTACACTAACAAGTGTGATAATCCTTTTATCATAGATTCTTTAGACCATTCCATAAAGAGATCATCTTTCTCATTATCAATACAGATCTTATCTAGCTCCTCCTGCACCTCTGTATCTTCTATAGCCTCCAGATCCACCCCTACATCCACAGGATCTACCTCTACAGCAGTTTTTTTCTTTAAAGGCTCTGTATAATTCAAAATAACAGGATTTCCCAAGAAATACCCCACAGTATTATCAATAATCTGTCCAAAAAAATCATTACTAATACGATTATTTGGCTTATTCGGATCCTTGCGTGGTCGGTGATTAATCTTATGCTTATTCTCATACAACTTTTGATACTTCTTATATATTGGAACCATTCTTTTACGGTGGGTAGAAATAAGTTCCTCTAAAAACGTGGTACTAATTCTCTTTTGCTCCTCTGCTACATTGAACTCTCCATCAATCGACTTGTTTAACATTCTATTTTTCCTCCTCTTTTTCATAAAAAATAGCCCTCTAGTATGAGGACTAAATAATAAAGTCTTTTCTTTCTAATACTCTTATCTCATTGCCTCCGTCTGCCATGTTCATAGCAAAATCAAGGGCATCAAATAAATCATCATGATCCACATCTGGAAATAACAAGAGGCACTCCTCAATATCATCCATACCATCTCTAAAAAATACTTTCCCATTTTCAAAGTTGGCGGATCTTCTCATGGCTCTTGTTACTTTATCCTTACTGGTATTGATGTTAATTATCGGTAATAGGCTTAACCTCCTTAGCTCCTGTGCTAAAGACTTCTGATAGGCTACTGTTTCCACTCCTATCCGCTCTACCATTGGGTACTTATTCCTGCCGTAGTTGATAATAGTGTTGAGCTGGCTGTTAAATGTAAGTCTCTCTTTCACGTATTCTAGTACATATACATTTCTATCATCATCTACCCCTACCATCATCAATACAAAATAATCATTGTCCTCATTCTCCCTTTCAGAAATAGCTAGATCCGCTCCCATATATACTCTTACTTTTGTCCACTGCTCTATACCATTCCCATCTTTACGGAGTACCTTAGCTGTTTGAAAATCATAATCCAGCTTATACTCCTCATAGTATCTAAAATATTGAGCCTTGAATATTTTACCCTTTGCCAGCTCCGTATCATTTTGATATTGCATATTGAAAATGATCTTACCGCTCTCTGCTCTTATATCTTTCAGTTTATCAAGGCTAAACTTATCCTCCCACAGAGAGCTCTCCACTCCTTTTATAGTATTTATAGCCCTTTGAATATTAACAGTATACTTCTGGCTCTTTATCAGATCCTCATATAGATCTAATGGATTATACCTAGTACCTAGTATATGTATCTCTCCATCTGGCTCTAGCGTTGGAAAGAGAGAACTATAAAACCACTCCTTTAAGTTCTTTCTCTGGCGTTCTGTTCTAGCGTTCTCCAACCCTACCAAGTCATCCCCAATAATTACATCAAAATGCTTTGATATAACGGCTCCAGAGGCTCCTAATGCTGTAAGGGTAGCCTCCTTTTTAATTATTGTACGCTTGTTTACAGTAAACTCTCTATCATTCCACACATTATCCTTACTCTTTTTCCAATCTCCAAAGATACGGATAAGTTCCTCATTCTGCTCAAAGTGAGTACGAACTTCCTTTAAGAATGCCTCCGCCTGTGTTTGTGTTTTACTGCCAATCATGATACGGATATTCGGATCCTTTAATATCTTTGTGATACAAAAATCCACATCACCCACTGTACTTTTACCAAACCCTCTAGGAGCTAAGTCTAATGTACTCTTACTCCCAGTAATATTATCTATAATACTTCTGTGGAGCTCCTGTACACTTCTACCAGTAATGTATTTACACACTAAGTAATAGGCTACCTCAAAACTGGAGTTGACTATAAGATAGTTGATTATGGCATCTTTATTATCTGCCTCTTTTATTATCCCCTCTACCTGTTGCACTTTCACATAATCTAACACATCCTCTTTACCTCCTCTCCCATCACATTAAAAAAGAGCTGTTTCCAACCCTTTTAAGAAATTATCTTAATAGCTAAGTATACAATCACTATAGCCAATACCAGCAAATCCACAGCCAGCCAACTTTTAAGGCTATCTTTCTCTGGCAACCTATCAAATGCCTTATAGGTATTACCCATGCACCCCAGCACTATAGCCAATCCTATAAGCATCAAGACCTTAATCCCTATTGCTATTATATTACTCATCACACCCAACCTCCTTATATGCTTTGTGTAGTTTCGGTTCCTGTATCGCTATCCAGTCCACCATCTCCTCATTCTTAGCCCAGCATTTACTACCATAGCTATCCTGCCACAGCCCACTCTCATAGAGAAAGGCGTGTACTATCTCATGGCGGAGTACCTTGTTTTGATATGCAATCAAATCTTTCACGCTCTCCAGAGCTTGCGGATAGTTGTATATACAGATCTCTTTACTGCTATGATCTAACCATCCATCCGCCTCCCTCTCTGCTCTATAATCATTTTCCTCTATGATACGGATGGTATAAGTAGTACCAAGAATACTAACGGTGGCTCCATCTCTTCTCTTTGGTTGATTCCCTACTGCACCTCCAATATCTACAGCATTTACTCTTACCTCTAACCCTGTATCACATAGTAAGATAGTAACCCTATCCATATCATCAATCTCTTTTATTTCTCCCATCATACTTTTATACGCTTTTATATAAACTATATCTCCCTGTTTCACCGTTTACCCTCCTCTATTATATTATCCATGTGCTCCTCTGCTGATTTTATAGCCATTGCAAGAGTTATAATCAGTGCTATCAAACATAAAAAGATTACTAACAACAATAAACAGATACCACCTACAATTAAGTATCCCATATTAACCTCCTATCTACTCAAAAGGAGAGCCTCTTACTGCTCTCCTCCTGCTTTACATTAATCCCTCACTGGTAATGGTACCCCAAGCTCTCCACTTACAATCTCTGCCCTGCCCTCTGTGATAACTGCATAGCTGTGAGAATTATAATATTTATTAAGAAACTCAAGAACTGGCAAACACGCCTCTTTAAACTCCTCAAATCTCTTTTGATCTTCATCTGGATAATCTTCATCTGGATAATCGGCTCCTAGAGTTGTTCCTCCTGTAATACTTTTAATAAACTCATCTACATCTACACCCTCTGGCACTTTTAATATAATAGGTTTAACAGATAAGAACTCCTCCTCACATAACGCCTCAATTAGAGGATTAATAGTATGTCTACAACTACAGCTATGCGAAACTCTCTCTCTCTTTTCTGTCCTGCCTCCAATCTCATCTATCTCATATTGGATATGCTTTTGTGCCTCTTTTAATTCTCGTAATCTCTCAACTGCTCCTACATTTTGATTATCTTTCACTTTCTTCTCCTCCTAATTCTTCCTTTGTACGTTCTACATATTCCTCACTTATATCTATCCCTATGTATTTCCTGTTTAACAATTCCGCCGCAAACATTGTTGTTCCACTTCCAACATAGCAATCTAGCACTATATCTCCCTCATCTGTTGCTACTTGAATACACTCGTATGGAATATTGTAATCAAAAGTTGCTGGGTGTCCGCTTATTCTTCTCGGTGTCTTCTTGCTCTTCCACACAGATGTTAAACATTTTTCGTTTTTCAGTCGGCTCTTTCTACTTTTGCACAATACAAAAATATATTCGTGAGTAGGAAAAAAACGTCTTTTATCCACATTAGCTGTTGCCCTAAAGTCCAAAACCACTGTTTGACTAACTTTCCATTTTGTCTTTTTCAGCCATTCTAACGGTGAAATTATCTCATTATTCTTTATCCTCTCTTTATGCACATAAAAACAATACGATTCTTCTTTAGTTACTCGATATAATTGATTCAATACTTCTATTTGATTTTGTTGATACTCCTCTTCTTTCATGTTATCATCAAAATTTTTATATCCGCCATATGACACTCGCTTTCCTCTCACAAACGTATGGAAATCTCCTCCTAAATTATAGGGCGGTGATGTCACAACACAATCAATACACGCATCTTCAATTCCTTTTAATATTTCCAAGCAATCCCCTTGTATTATTTTATTCACCTCCATTTTCTTACCCTCCTTTAATTGTTTTGATATATAACCTAATCACACTAAACAGTAAAACTTAGATTAAGCATTGTTTTTCTTTACTTCATTGTGCAACTTTACTAAAAGTGCTTTATATTACCCCTACGGATCTGCTACACTCGTTTGTTAAATATGCACAAACTAATTACCTCCTAAGAGCTTTGCTATACTGTCTAGCCTGTCTTTATCTGCTTTAGAAAATTCTGTTACTCCTGTGGAGCTATCTACTTTATCGGTAGCCTCTCCCATTAGTAAGAGATCCAGCTTAACTACCCTCTCTAAATCCTGCACATTCTTTATAACTAATGCTCCTGTTGCTATCTTCTCTGATGCTTTCGCTAAGAGGTTATTTATGAGGATCCTATATCTGGTTTTTACATCTGCTGTCTGCTTAGATAGCTCTACTTTTCCCAGATTTACAGCATCTCCTATCTCTCTCTGTTTCACTCGATCTACCCAGCTAAAGGATCTGCTCCACCCTGCTACTGTTCGCTCTGTTCTTCCTATACGTTCTCCTACTGCTTTGAGGCTCCGCTTATCTCCCATGTGATAATATAACTCAAATGCCTCTTTTTGGAGGCTATTCTCTTTACTTAACTGTGCCATGGCTCTCCGCTCCTCCTTTCTTCTCCCTTTGGTTTTTATAGTCGGTTTCTTCTGTTTTACTTAGTTTCAAGTATTATTTTCTTAAAATACCTCTATAATCTTGTTACTATGTATTATTACATTCTCTTTCTTTATTCTTGTTATATCTTCATTGTATTTAGTTATATTATTCTTTCTTTATTATTCTCTTTATTTACAAGGCTTTTTCCCCAATTTGCCCTCTTTCTCCGCCCCTTGTCTTTTCATTCAAATTTCATAGATGGAATGAAATAAAAAAAGAGAGGTTTTTATACCCCTCCTTACTCATAATCTTTAAACTGAATATATCCTACCAATGCCTTTATCTCTGTTCTTAATCTAGCGGTTTCATTTTCCAAACGCCTTACCTCACAATGAGCTCCCTCTCTTTCCTTGTTCCGCTCATCAAGGTATTTTCTTAGGATCCTAGCTCTATCGTGCTGGTCTAAATCTAACTCCTGTAATTCTTCCTCTACTGTTTTCTCTCTTACGCCACCACACATACTATTTTACCTCCATCCTTAACTTTTTATTTATAAACCCTAGTACATTCTCCACAATCATTATTAGATGCACCCATACAACCATTACATTTATCTACTAACTTTCTACCACACATAGGGCAAAAATTAATTTTTATATCCAGCCCATTACTTCCGCTCCCATGAACATCATACCCATAAGCTATTAAGTTGTTTGGATATTGTATGGCTATACCATAATCATTTGTTTTTCCAATTACAAGAGCTACGCCCTCATTACAATACGCACACATACTTTATCTTCCTCTCTTTAATAACCATGTAATAAAGCCCTCCTCTGGACCCTCTTCCACATACTCATTATATCTATTGCTAAGAATAACCAGCTCATCCTCTGTTATTCTTATACTGTTAGATCCAAACCGTAACATAGGAAGAGTAGTTTTTTCCTCCTTTGGCTCCTTTTCTTTTGGCTCTGGCTTTTCCTCAAATAGATCCTTTATATCCATTTCAGTAAATCCCATTACCTCTAGTTTAAAGTCAGCCTCTTGTAATAAAAATAACTCTTCTCTCAACATCTCCTCATCCCAAATAGCAAGCTCTCCCAGTTTGTTATCTGCAATACGGTAAGCCTTTACTTGATCTGGTGTAAGATCACTGTTTACAATGTAAGGTACTTTCTCTAACCCTGCTAAGATAGATGCCTCTCTTCTTGTATGCCCTGCTATAATAATCATACTCTCATCTACTAGAATAGGATTAGTAAATCCAAACTCTTTTATGCTCTCCAGCACTTTCTTTACCGCATAATCATTTACTCTAGGATTATTCTCATAAGGAATAAGCTCCAGAGGATCTCCATATAACACCTGCATATTAACACCTTTCATCCTGTTACCTCCTACTTTTTCATGTTCATTTCATAAAATATGTATTTATCTTCATAAGTTAGGTTATAAATATGTAAAATTTGTGTACCCTTATTTACAAATTAAACTCCCCACTTTCATTATAGGATCCTGCAACCTCCTTAAACTGGACACGCTGAAAAGAATTAAGATTACTAATAGGTATCTCTGCCTCTCTCCTCCTACGCTCTTGCTCTGGAGTTTCATAGTAAGCCCCTACTCTTTTCTTTTTATTTCTATCTGGATCTGTGTAATAAGGATCATTATCTCTTAACCACTTATCCGCCTCATCCTCCTCACGCCTTAATCTACTCATTAATCCGCCTCCAACTCTGCCTTGAGCTCTTTCTGTATCCGTTTTACCCCACTGCTCACACTCTTAGCTATTACGGATCTCTCTACCCCCATTACATAAGCTAATTCTGCCTGTGAATATCCTAAAACCAATGTATACGCTATACTCATGTACTGAAAAAAGGTTAGCTCCCCATCCACGTATCCATAAGTAAACTCATCTCTTTCATTCCTATCATATTTTTCCGGATCTATTCCAGTCACTTTCTTTAAATCTGTTAAAATACACGTTGCTACGGTATCTCCTTTACGGCTAAGGCTCTCTAATCCTCCCCAATTTCTAAGAAAATTCTTTATATTCTTGGGATCTTCATACCTCAATCTAAGGAGTTGATCATTTACAAGATTTCTCACTGCTCCCAACCCCCTTACCTCCTATCCCTTTTAGTCTGCACCTTTATAACATGACGATAAAGGACTATAGGGCTATCCCTCATAATCCTTTACCATCCTACTTAATCCTGTAATTCTCGTTTTATCTCCTGTGCTCTCTCTATGATTCCTCTTGAATAAGTTGTACTGTAAAAACCGCTTTCCCAGTTTCTTCTTGCCCCAGTTTCTCCCATGTTATAAACCATTAGGATCTTGTTGTAATCATCATTATGTTTTTGAGCTATCTCTGCTAGATAATCAATACCTGTAATTATATTGTGGTAAGGATTGTATAGATCATTTACATCTAGTTCAGCCATTCGCTCCTTGTGCCATTTTTCTTGTATTTGCATATAGCCCTTGCTGTTACCACTATCTCCTACAGCCTCTATCCTGTATCCGCTCTCTCTTTCTATGAGAGCCACTGCTATGTAATAATCAATCTCATTTTGTTTACACACTCTCCAAAGATGCTCTTGCTCCTCTATTGAAAAATATCCTCCATAAACTGCAAATACCTCTGGTATTTGATAATAAACAAATCCCTCCATTGCATTCTCATCTATATTTATTTCTGTTTTTTCAAGTTCTGCCAATCGCTCACTCTGAAAAAACTCACTCTCTGTTAGGTTCCCTCTCTCATGGATTGCCCTTGTTTCTTCAACCAGAAATTTCTCACCTATCTCACTCACTGGCGTTAGGTTATCCTCCTGCATTGAGCTATCCTCTTGCACTGCCCTACTCTTTCTATGTACCTCAAATCTCTTATGATCTGCAACCAAAAGCACTAATATTAAAATTACCGCAAGTGCCATAAGTACAAAAAATTGTTTCCTTGTTATCTCTGTTGTTATCCTCATTAGTTTCCTCCCTATAAATGTTTTCTTAAACTGCTTATAGCAATATCCATATTGTGTACTTGCCCCTCTAGTCTCTTTAAAGTCTTTCTTATATCCTCTGGATCGTTTGAATACCAATATCCATAAGAGGAGCTACAGATAGGCTCTCCCTCTTGCCTCAAACTGCTCACTACATTTCTTACCTGCTTATCTGTAAGATTGAATAATGTTCTTAACTCTCTACTTTTGACTGTGTTACTCTCCTCTGTGTGGTAGTGTTTAAGATACTCCACCACATCAGCTCCTACACTTGCCATATCAGTACCCCCTTGTGTTTGATAAATAACTTAATCACATTTGAGGGATATTTTTAGAGAAAAAAAAGAAAAAAGTGGAAGTTTTACCCTCCACTCCTCAAATATGATTTTAGACTGTATGTGTTCTCCGTATACGCTCCATAGTTCGATTTACTTTATATTGCTTTACCGCTGTTAAATCCTCTGGATGGATTCCTAGTAATACCTTTATTTGCTCCAGCATTACCTCTACATCTGCTATCTCCTCCACCAGATTATTAAAAGCCACTTCTCTTTTATTTATATCCTCTCCAACCCTACGGAATTTACTTACTGCCTGTATCAATTCTGCACACTCTTCTACCAACTGTCCGCTTTGTTCCTCATATCCATAATATCTACCGTTCTTAATGTTTTCCGCTGAAATATCCACTACGTTCCTCCTGTGTTTCCCAGTACCCCTCTAGTCCTCTGCGTTCTCTGTCTTTACTGTACTGTTTATAAATATCAAGATCTCTTTCATCTACACTATACCCACAGCCTCTCTCCCTATCATGTACTAATAAAGGGCGTGGATAATCTGATTTTCTAGCTCTTAATACCTCATACTTACCTTTTGGCTCTTCTAATTCAGCCTGTACGCTTTAAGTAGTCCTTAAAGTCTGGTAACATTCCATGCTTTAGATTTCTTCTGTTTTTCATTTTCTGCACCACTCCTCACAATAATCCATATATCCAGTGGAGCATCCGTAACAATCACTAGCCTCACAGCTACAGCTATACTCCTGCTCTTCCCAGTCATATTTATTATTTGCACAGGTTCCACATACCTCTCTATCATCTTTGCTAGGATCCATTACGCTAATACCTCCTGTAATAATTTTCTAAGCTGGAGGATCTCCTCCGCTGTATCCCACTCATCTCCTACTTTAATCTCTAAGCCTCCACAGAAATCAATAACGGCTCTAAGTGCCTCCCTACTTTTATACAGATCCTCCATGAGGTGATCCTCAATAATATAAAACTCTTTCACATCCCCAAAGGATATAGCTATTGCATAATCTTCTTTTCTGCTAGATAATGCCTGTTGCTTTGCTTTCTCTATCCAATCTTTTTTTACAGAAATACTCTTACTCTTCTCCATCTTTGTTTTAGCCTCAATAAAGAGTTGACCTACTATTACATCCCCTTTAAGAAATGGGGTAGATCCAGATCCTATTACCTGTCTGCCTCCCATAGCCTTAGCTATTCTTTTTTCTTGCTGATTGCTTTTATCTCTTGTACTCTTTTTCATAAGATCCCCTCATTACCAATTATATCTTGAGTAAATTTCTTCCCAATCTTCTGTTATATTTTTCATAACGCCCTTTTCTTCTAAAACCTTAGTCAATATTTCATTATATCGCTCTACATCTATCAAGCCCTTAATTTCTGTAACTATTAGTTCTGTAATCACGCTAGGCTCTAGTGCATCCAATTCCCAACTGCTATAGCCGTATTTCTTGATGTAGCCATTAGCTCTACTATCAGATAATTTCGCTGGATTTGGTGGTGGGCTAAACTCTTCTATCTGATCCATAGATAAAGCAACTCTTCTAAAATCAAACATATCTTGATGCACTCTAAAAATATCTAATCTCTCTTGAATATCTCTCCCCATATCTATACCGCTAGGATCGTGATCTCCTAAGTAAATAAGTACACAATCTTTTCCCTCTTCTTGCTTATCTATAAACCTTAAAGAGGCTTGATACATAGCACTTTGCGAAACATAACCACGACAACTAAAATAAGGTACATCAAATCGCTCACTTGCTTGTCCTACAATATCACTTAATGCCTCTTTCTCTACCCATACCTCCACATAATAATCTTGATTTTCCCACATATCATTTCTATACCAACTTGATGCTAAGTTAATGACCTCCTGTGGATTTTCATAATGATTGAGGCTAGTAACTCTCCTTGTTCTATCAACAATACCAGACCAATCTATCAGCCCTGCTAGTCTACCATCACTTACTAAATTTCCTATCTTGTTATAACTCTTTTCATTATTTGCAATTAAATCTCTTGCCACTAATTGATAATACAACTGACGGAGCGTTAAAGAGTACCCCTGCTCATTGTAATTCTCTATTACAGTGTTCATCAACGTAATTAACTCTAAGCTACTCTGTCTAAATTGTTTCTCTACATAGATCTCTTTCATTTACAATATTCCTCCTTTTTTAGTGATAACAAACCTAATCACAAAGGAGCAGTTTCTTTAGATATTTTAGGACAAAAAAAAGATCCGCTATGGGATCCTCCTTGTTTAAGGACTACTTTAAAATGTCCTTGATACCTATTGTGGTTTTCTTGTATACTTTATTCTTTGCCGACTTTACAGGATCTTTTACTGCCCCTACCCCTTTTTTACCATACAGAGGATTTACAGCTTTTTTCACTGCTCTTTTGGCTTTACCAGTCGTTTTAGCTTTAATTGCCTTTTTAATGCTGGGCTTTCTAATTCCTATCTTCATAATCTGCCCCTTTCTTACTCTATCGGAAAATTCATATCTAAACGTGGCTTAGAAAATTCCTGTGTATCTCTGTGTGGTACATAAGTAATTATAATCCCATCAAAATCATAATCAGATACCATATACCCAGAGCTATGTAATTCATTCCACACCCTTTCTATTTCCTGCTCATCATAATCCGCATATACCGCTTGTATAACATCCACAAAAGCCCTATATAAAATAGTACCCTCATCCTCATACTTTGCTGAAATTGATACAGCTATATGAGGATCTCCAAAATTATCAACATGGTTTACCTCCATTGATAATGTATCATTATACGCTAGAGCTTTTGCTCTCGTATTCCCCTTACTTATCTGCTCTACTGTAAACAAATTACTGGAGGTATTATTATAAACCTTAAAAAAATCATCCACTACATTATTATATTCAAAATATACCCACTCTGGTTCACTCTCATGCTCTGTAGGCTCTTCCTCTACTACCACTGGTTCCTCTGTTTCCTGTGTAATAACTTCCTGCTCCTCTATTGTTATCTCTGGCTCTATAGTATTCTCTACAGCAACATCATTTTTACCACACGCTACCAAAGAAAGTAACATCAAAAAAACTAATACTATCCTAATTCTTTTTGCTCTCATATATATATCCAGCCCCTTTATTGTTCTGTCATTTATCACTGGATATATTATACCTCTAATTAGAGGATAACTCAATTAAAAACTTTCCCCATGCAATAGCATCATCCTCTCCCCTTAACTTGTAAACACACTCACTGTAAGGTAGTTCCATTATCTCCAGATTTCCCTCTACTGTTAATCCTCTCCGTTCATACCTCCGCTCTATATTCTGTAGATGGTGGCGGAATTGATGGAGAAAACTCTCCAGATCTGGCTCTGTTAAATATATTTCCTCCGTTGCTGATACATAAGAGTTATCTCTAACCCACACTGTTATAACAGGGATAGAAACCATATAGAGGCTAGATAACTCTGTGTTGAGCGTTCTTATAGCCTCCAGTGCCTCTATTCTGCCCTCTGGCTGTATATATTCCCCTACAACCTCCAGTGCCTTACAATCAGCAAATATAGATCTATACAGTTCTACTCTCTCTGCTATTGTCATACGCCTAACCTCCTTATCATGCTATAGGTTCTAGGAAATTCAGTTTACACCTTGTTAATACGGTTTGTTTTTCTCCCATATATTTATTATGCTCTTTTATTTTTCCTGTTATGTGTACTTTTGCTCCCTCTGGTATGTCTTGCCAACTACCAGTATTCCAAATAAGTACATTACCTCCCCCATCCCTAAACTTATATATCCTCGCCACTTCTTTGCCCCAGCCTGTGTAAGAGGCTCTCTCATAACTTATAATCTTTTCCATAATTACCACCAAATTAAGCCGATCTCCTGCGTTACCCACATAGTCGCTCTCTGGCTGATCATTCTTAGGGAGCCTGCTATAAATAATGTCTTTAAAATCAATCTCCCTATTCCACTCTACACGCCCCACACTCTCATCAAATACTAAACATTCCTCTGCTGTAACTCTCACCGTCTGATACTGCTCTGGCTCCTGTGTAAAACACCAGCCTAAAAGATTTTTCCACCTAGCTCCAGCTTTGCTAAGTTCTTCTTTAATGGAGTAAGTTTCTCCCACTACTACATACAGGTTTCCCTCTGCATTAAACCCTTGTTCCTCAATCATTTCTTTCTTGTGCTCTTTAAAGTACTCCACTTGCTCCAACCTTTTCTTTTCTGCTCTCTTTTTGGCTCTTTCATCCAATTTTGTTCTATACTCTGGAGTATATTTCTTAATAACCTGTGGCGTTGTTCTTCTTCCACTTCCTCCACAACTATAACAAGTGCATCCTGTGTATACCCACTCATCTCGCCCTCCAACTCCTCCGCATCTAGGGCAAGTGTAATCATGGAAAATTTGAGTACCGTTTTTGTCTGTCCTAATATATACTGCTTTACTCATTAGCATCCTCCTCTGGAGGGTAGCTCTTAGGCTACCATCTCCTTTACATACTCCATACCGTCAAAATTAATAAAACCACCTGCATTTATAATACTCTGGAGAGCTTTCTTTCCGCCTGCTGGAATGTAGGGTATTAAGATACCATATTGATCTCTATCAGCAGAAAAAGCTATATAACCCTTGCCCTCCTCATAAAGTACCCAGCCACTTACTTCTCTGGATATAAACTTATTACCAAACTTAGCACTCTTTATCTTTTTTACTATCATAATTTCTTACCTCCTTTTTTGTTCCAATAATTTTCTGTTCCTGCTAAAACAGCTACACCTAACCGCCTTTGTTCTATACTCATACTCTCAAATGTACAACCCATCATTTTCTCAAGTTCTACCTTAGCTTTTAAATCACCATTTATAATATCAACTGCAATTTGTTTAGGGCTCCTCATATTGTTACCTCCTTTTTCAGTTCGTATCTTGTTGTATTTATTATATACCCCCTATATAATAAATGTCAAGCACTTTTTATATATCCCTTATATAAAAAATAGAGGGGGCTATATTACACCTCCTCCATCTCTTTACACTGTTGCTTTATACACCTGTTTTCTAAGATGATCTAGCTCATCCAGATCATTATAATAAAACTCTTGTACTCCGTTTTTGCCTTGCATCTTTTTCTCTTTCCCATCATTAAGAATAACTTTATACCATGCTCCGCCCTGCTGAATTATTCCTAAAAGGATCCCCATATCTAAAATATCTTTAATCTCATCTACTCCAGAGTGATAGTTAAGTGTATAGGCTCCCAGTCTACGATCATTCTTTGTAACCTTGTTTTTCTCTATCTTTATATTTACCATATTGCCTATTGGAGTAGCATAGTTACCACTTGCCTCTCCGCCCTTTTCGTCCAACAAGGATCCTTTTGTAAACCAAAGTATTTGACTACACGCATGGGCTAGAGCTGTACCACAAGGGATCTTATATGGTTTATATGGATTACCTATATTTTCCCTAAGCTGATTTATTGTAAGGAATGTACACTCATGCCTTTTACACAGAGGCACTACCCTATCACAAAAGGTTTTTATAAGAGCACTATTTCCTCCATAGCTTTTCTCATCCAGAGCCTTATCACAGGTACTTTTAGGTTGGATAAAGGGTACACTATCTAATACCACCATGCCTACCTTTCCAGATTTCACATAATCTAAAAGCATATCTAATAATTGCTCCCCATACTCACTCTCTGGCTGAATTAGAATAACACTCTCCCAGTTTACTCCTAAAGTAATTCCCCACTCTTTATCCAGCGTATTCTCTGCATCCAGATATACACTATATCTATCTGGATATTTTTTCTGATAATTAGCAAGAATATCAAGGGCTGTTGTTGTTTTTCCACTTTGAGGTAAGCCTACAAGCTCTATCATTCTACCTACTGGTACTCCTCCTCTGGTGAGGTAATTCATTTGAGGAGAAGTATATGGAATAAACTCAATACTCTTGAGATCAGAGGCTTTACGGATTATCTCCGTTTTATATTTCTTATTTACCTCTGCAATTAAGTTATCTATTTCCGCCATCTAGTTATCCTCCTGCTTTGGTATCTCGTCAAAATAACGGTTAAAGTATGTTTGGAAATACTCCAATTTTAACTTTGCCTCCTCCAGCTCATGCTCTTTCGCTGTAATATCTTTCTGGAGAATCTCCACACAACGCTCTTTTGTAAAGGGTAAAAACTTATCATCCATTTTAACAATCTTTGGAGTATCTTCTCCCTCTGCCCCTTGCACGATTACTAGCTTTTTAATACTACAACTAGAATAAGATGCCTCCAGATACATTACCTCCATAGCTGGCTGATCTTTAAAAGGTAATAACTGTGTTACAACTCCTGCATGACAATCGTATGAGGAATAACTCTTTTTAAGCACCTGTACATTATCCCCTACTTTAATCTCCTGTTTTAGTAATACTTTCTCATCAAACTCCATCAACATCCCATTTACTTCAATCTGCATTTTCTTCTCCTCCTAATTCTTTAATAATATCTGCCGTAGTTCTCCATAGTTCCATATCTTTATCTGTGATCCCCAGATCATAATCAATCTTTACAGGATTTCTCACTAATGCAATATCTACCGCCTCCCTCTCGTTTGGCATAAAAAGTATTACACCATCATTACAAAGGAAAGCCGTTTCTCCTAAAATCTCTAGCCCTCTCTTTTCTAATTCCTCTAAAAAGAGGTTTATCTTATCCTCTACCATCTGCTCCTCCTATGCCTCCTCAATATGTTCCTACACTGTACATACATATCATCATCTATATGTTTGAGATTATGTATATCTCTATGCACTTGTGATTTACTAAGTCCAAATTCTCTAGCCATTTTCCTAATACTATCTTTAGGATGATCTATTAACCAATCTGCTAAAGTCTTACACCGATCCTCAATTTTACTCTCCCTAAAATATTCACGCTCCCACTGATCCATCATAGTAACGCCTCAATCATCTTAGGATCCATTTCCTCACATTCAGCTTTATAGATCTTGAAATTACTGTTATATGTAAGGCACCCTGCAAATAAGGCATCTTTTTTCTCTCTATAGGTGGCTATCAAATCCTCTACTTTATCAAAATATTCTACCCTTTTATCAATCCCCTTTTCTTCAAAAGTAATAGTATATATGTGAAAATCATACTCTAAAACCCATACAACTTTACTCATCCCTATCCACCCCCTCATCTCCAATATATCTATCTTTACTAAATCTATCTAAATCAACCTCTGCAATACGCTTACTAAGGGCTTTCTTTAGTCCACTGTATACTTTCTCCGCCATCTCCAACTTTACCTTGAGGCTGTTATAGGCTCTCCTATAAATAGCCTCTACAAGTGTCTTATCTGCTGTGATCTGTTCTACTCTGGCTTTTTTTTCCTGCACTGTACCAGATACTTTTATCAGAGCCTCATTTTGAGCACTTTTTTTTGAGTTACTGGCTAGATCCACGTGCATCCCCAGCTCTTCTACTCTCTGCCCTGCATAATACATAAGGGCTGGAATTTTCACACAATAGTACTCTATCTGGCTATCTGGTACATCTTCTACAGAGTTCTCTCCTATACTTTCCATGATCATATCCAACTCTGATATTACGCTATCCAGTTCCTTACTATATTCCTCTATTAACTCGTTTGAGAGTTTGACTACTGGGGAGCTTTCCTCTTGTACTTCTTTTATGAGTTTAGATAATACCTTACTTTGTGCCATCTTTCTCACCCACCTCTAAAATCTTTATTTCTCCGCCAAATTCAATTAACATATCTCCTATTTGTAATAAATCTCCCTCTAAGTACGTTTTCTTTTTTATATGCTTAATATTCTTCTCTCCCTCATATGTAATTGAGATATTTCCTGTATACCCTCGATCACTTTCTGATATTTCCAATTTGATTATCCTACTCATAAACTTGTACCTCCCTTTAATCTAAAGAAAGTTTCTATCTTCTGTCCGTTTCTTTGTCGTTCTTCTTCTGTTTTTCCTACAATGCTCCACCAGTTGGCTACTCTGGAAAGGTCAAACCTAGTAACACAGTTTTCAAAGCTCATTCCTAGTAATTCCTGTACCTTTTTACTCTCAACCCACTCTCCCATTAAAAACGCTTGTATATCATCCAACTCAAAAGCTGTAGACTGTGCATCTAAAGCCTGTTCAAGAATAGCCCCATTGCTCATCAAATTTTTTATTAAGATTACAGCAATATCCACATCTATCAACCTACTCATTAAAATACCTCACTAACCAGCTCCTCAAATCATAGGAGTATCTCACTCGCTTTTTTATCTGGTCTATCTTCACACCATTTTCCCTACACCATTCCACAGGGATACTCTTTCTCTCTGTCGAATTAATATAATTTAGTGCAATCTTTACAGGAATATAATAAGTTTCCTCTAAATCTCTAAAATTAAGTATGAACCCTGCATACACTCCCTCATGCCATGATGCTGTAGCCATGCCTTGTATCTGGTTAGGGCGGATCCTATCAATCGGTATACTCTTTCCCTTAGATGTTTTAAGCTCCAAAAGAAAGAGATATGGAAATTTATATAACCTATAATCTGCTGGATTAGTTACTCCATAAAATCCAGCCGTATCATCTTTATACCTCTCTACAAAAAATCCCTCTGGGAAAGATGCTTTTATCTCTTCCTCAAATATCTTTCCAATACCTTTAGCCATTACTGCTCCCCTCCTTTAAACCTACTGGGCTTGAATTTGCAAGACTTCCTCCGATCTACATACATAGATCCCTCTCTGTCTATTCCGCAATAATGTGCACCTATAGGCTCCTTACCACAGTGAACACAATTCCCACATATTCTCCTCACAGTTTTCTTTTTCTCTACCTTAATTTCTTGTGGCTCCTGTACTAGCTCTGGAGGAGCTACATCAACCTTTTTACAAGCTGTTTTATATCTACAATATGTACATTTACCCTCCTCTTTTTCTGGAGCTATTCCTGTTGTAAGAGCTTTATTTACTCTAGCTACCTTACTAAGTACCAGATCTTTCATCTCGTCCGTAATTTTCCATAAATAAGGTTTCTTACCACAAAAATTACGATCCTCATAGAAGAAAAGCACATAATCAATCCCCAGCCCCGTACCATAACAAGTAGCTTGATACTTATGATCTATCTTAGGCTCAAACCTAGTAGAGTGTTGATAGGTACTTTCTGTTTTAATCTCCAGTACCACATCTTTCCCCATAAAATTAATTACTCCATCTGGCTGAAAAAATATACTCATTTCGTCATTCTTGCACCTAGCCTCTGTATGATCGCTATTCCAGCCCATAAATTTAGTGCGTACACCTTTTTGATTAGCCTCTTTTACTACTTCCTCCAGATCTAAACAAGTTACCCCCTGCATATCTTCTACAAGGTTTTGTATACGTGTATGCCTGTCAGTTCCACTATTACAGATCTCAATTAGTTTAATCTCATCTCCTCCTTGATCCTGCTCCTCTTGTGCTCTCATAAAATAGAGCATCCTTTCACAGCCATACATAGATGATGGGCGGAAATAATCCGCTGGCACTGGCTGGCGTTCCCTCTCTTCCTGCCGTTTAACTGCCTCGTTATACTCTTTTAAAAATTTATCCTCAAAGGATACATTACCTGCATTCTTTCCTTGTGCTACTGCTATTAAACTTGCTAACCCCACCTTACCGCCTCCTTTTTTAGTGATAAAAAACCTAATCACAAACAGGCTCAACTTTTAGACAAAAAAGGAACCTTTACGGCTCCTCCTAATAATTCACTATCAATACCTCTACATTCTTACTTGTTTTATCTTTTTTCTGATAACTACAGTTACTATAAGAATGATCCAAATAGTGTATCTTATATTTTTTAGCCCATTCTGCTAAAATTTCATTCTGGGCTCCTTTACTCTCTAATACATTAGATAAAGCAAACCTTACTCCAGCTCTATCTACCTTATCTAGCATACTCAATAAATCTCTCTCTGCCTGTTCGTTCCAGCCTCCGTTTTCATTATAGGAGGCTACTGTAATTAAGTATGGCGGATCACAGTATACAAAATCATTCTCTCCTAGTTCTTCCACTTTCATCTCTCTAAAATCTTTGGAATGAAACTGTATATCAATCTCTCGTAATCTTTCCACAAAAGCTATAAACCTATCTCTTAGTATAGGATTAAACCCTCTATCCCTGCCAAACGGAGTATTATATCCACCCTTACTATTAAATCTGATCTGATTATTAAAAGAATAACAAATCAATGTATATAACATAAGCGGATCTATTGGATTGCTGTTATAGCACTCCCTCAATTCAAGATACCCCTCTCTATTCTCTTTAGTAAGGGAATACTTTTCTATATATGTATCAATTATCCGCAAACTCTCCGCCTTTCCCTGTAATTTCAATGTAGAAAGTAGTTCCGATACCTGCCCTAATATATCATTATAAATAATATACTTAGCATCCACATTTACAGAAACATTCCCCCCCCCTGCAAACAAGTCTACAAAGGTATCTATACCCTTTGGTATTATCTCTTGTAATTGAGGGAGCAATTTAAACTTTCCTCCAGTATAATTTAGAGGGCTTTTAACATACCCCATATAATAAAACCTCCTTTTGTGTTTTGATGATCCTAATCACAAAAGGAGGCTATTTTTTGAATACTTCTAAAACTTTATTTCTCATCTTCTGGAAATTGAAACATTTTTAAGTCATTAGGTATTACTGTATTTGTTTTTGATTCATATCTAATGCCTACAAGGCTATCCGCAAGAGCCTCTAATACCTCTTTTGCTTTTTCTTCGCTTGCATATTCCCCTAAATCGTCACACCCTTGCTCTGAAAATGCACAAACAATAACTCTTTTACCTTTTTTTTATTTGTAATAACAATACTTACAACATTATTAAAATTAACTAACGCTTTCTTATCCTGTGATACAATAATCATTTCCCTATTCCCCTTTTCACAATATTAATTTACCTCTGGTAATTTCTCCAATACTCTAAAGTGATGCGTTTTCCTCTTATCGCCTTTCTTTATAGTAACTCTCTTTGTAGTACCTACTTCTAATGTAGTATGACAATCTTCTAATATCCGCTCTTTCTTATCTTCTTCATCATATACTTTATATCTCATCTACTCTTTCTCCCATGTCAGCTCTTTCTTTTTTCAACCGCTCTTGTCTGGCTTTGTCAAGCTCCATACGCTCCTCATATTCTGCCTTGTCAATCTCTTCCCAACCTGCCTCTGTATCTGCCTCTTTAAAGTAGCGGTATACATCTACTTGCTCTCCATCTGGCTTAATGATATACAGCATGGCTACCGTATCAAAATCTCCATTTTTAGGATCTGTTAAGAGTTCCTCACATACTATCTTATCCCTTTTTGTAGGAGGCATATAGGGCATAGTAACAGGATATAAATCTCTATGTAATTTACTTACTAATCCGCTGGTATATGTGGAACCTGTATTTTTATCCTCACAAAAACACGCATCTACGCTATGATACTCTACTCTGCCATCTTTATGCACGTGTTTAAACAATGCACTCATTCTTTTACACTGGTAAATAATTGGATCCTCTAGCTGTCTATTGCAATGATTCCATACATCCTCCGTATCCTCAATAGGAGTTAGTGGCTTTCCCTCTATCAACCTATTAAGAATATTCTGTGTAAACCCAATACTCATACCACTATGACTATCCTCACACAAACTATTAAAAGCCTTAAAAGCACTGTTGTAACAAGCTACCCCATAATCACTCATATTAGGCTCATCCTCTTTACAGCCCTCTCTCTCTGGGAGGCAATCTCTACCTCTCTTTTAGCCCATTCTTGCATACTCATTCTATATGCCCTCCTTTAATCTTCCAATTTATAGTTATCTACTAAATTCTCTCCGTACCAATACTCTACTACCTCTGCATCCACACTCATAGGTAGATCAATAAGGCTATGCCCTACTCGTTTCATAGTTTCCACTAAGAGCTCTGCTCCAGCCTTAATATTTGCCTCTGGAACCTCCATAATAAGCTCATCATGTACGGTTATAATCATGTGACAATCCAGCTCTTTATATCTAGGATCCTTATATAAGGCAATCATAGAAAGTTTCATAATATCAGCAGAGGATCCTTGTATCACACTATTAAGACTTTGCCTATGAGCCTCTTGATAACGGTAATCATCATGATCTGATAACTGCATATCTGGGAGTCTACGCTTTCTACCACATACGGTAGTAACATACCCATACTCCTCCGCCATCTGCTCAATTTTGAGGCGTAGTTGTTGGATCTTTGGAAAACTCTTATAAAAATTATCTATCAGCTCTTGAGCCCATTGAGCGGATTTATTAAACTGCTCCCCTATCGCCAATGCCCCTCTTTCATACATAATACCTAAGAGTACGCTTTTCATGGTGGTACGCCTGTGCTTTCCCTCTGGATTTACTGTACCGTCTGAATAGAACTCTCTACACTCCTCATAAGGGAGGTTATACACCTGTGAGCCCATGATTGCATAGAGATCTTTCTCATGATTATAAGCATCCTGCATCTCTTCATCTCCAGATATATAGGCTAATACTCGTGGCTCAATCTGGCTAAAATCTCCTCCTACCATCTTATATCCCTCTCTAGCTCTAAAGATCTTACGGATCCTTTTTTCATGGCTAGGTATATTCTGGAGATTAACTTTTGTAATCTTATCACTGGAGCTAAATCTACCTGTACGTGCTCCGTACTGATTAAAATTAGTATGTACTGCGTTAGTTTTCTCACATTTGACCGCTGGTAGCTTATCAATATAAGTACCCAGTAGTTTAGTACACTCCTTGTATCTCTGGTAATTATTCAGAAACTCAATAAATTTCTCTCCCTTTTTAGTTCCTGCTTTTCTGGCTCTATTTCTGTGTTGCTGTATTATTTTATCTCCAGTTCCTCTAGGCTCTTTTTTCGTCACACCTTTTACCTTGAATACGTCATAAAGCAAACAAGCTACTTGCTGTGGGCTATTATAGTTTATTTTGCCTGTGCCCTTAGTTAGCCTCATAAGAGTAGGATGCTCTGTAATATACTCTGCAAATTGCTCTACATAGGCATCACACTTAGCCTCTACCTCATCCCTCTCTTTATTGAATGTATCACTAAGATCCTTTGCATACTCCTCACGTATTTCTACACCTCTTAGCTCCATATCCATACACACCTCAATAAGAGGCATCTCAATCTCACTAAATACATAGTGCATTTTTTTAAAGTCTTTTCTCAAATGATCCGCTCTTAAAAATTCTTTCTGGAATTGATATAAAGCCCATGTTTTCACCCCATCATTAGCACCATATATAGCGAAAATATCAATAGGGATATAGTTACATGGAATATCCTCAAAGAGATCTCCAAAATCCTCATCAGATCCATTACCACCTAAGATATATTTGTTATATAAAGGTTTTAATCCATGCTTTTCATTTTCATTTAATACAAATCCAGCCATAAGAGTATCCCAATAAATATTACCTATTCTAGCTCCCCAATTCCACAAAAGCACCTTTGCATCAAACTTAATATTATGGTTTATACACTTAAGTTCCTCATTTCTCAAATATGGGAGCATGACCTCTTTACACTCTTCCTCTGTCATTTGCCCCTCTACTCTTTTATTCTGGAGATCTGTGTGGTTAAATGGCACATAAGCACTGGGGAGCTCTGGATTGTATAAACAAATACCTACTAAAATATCATTGAACACATCTAGCCCTGTGGTTTCCACGTCCAGTACATACTCTCCATAGCCTTTTACATAGATTTCCATAAACTCCTTTAATCGTTCTGGAGTACGGATAATCTCATAATCTCCCTCTGGTTTAAGCCTACCACTATTTACCAGCTCTCCTATTACGTCTAAGGCTTTATTTAGTGTATTTTGATTACGTTTGAGAGTAATGTTACATACCTTTTTATGAGCCAGCCTTGCACTAATATCTGCTATGCCAACATCTTCTCTCTCTGTATTGATCGTTATTTCTCTCATTTCCTGCTTTCCTCCTGTTATAAAAGGGAGAGGCGTATCTCCTGCCTCTCCCCCTCGTTTTAAAATACTCTGCTGGCTCCTGTTCCGCTTGTGCCCTTACTGTCATTTCCAGCATTTTCATTTTTCTTTAGTTGTAATCTGCCCTCAATAGCTCTAATCTGATCTTCACTATCCAGATCCAAAATGAGAGAACCTACCATATCTTGAACCTCTGGGAGATCCCTATCCGTTTGATCCTTTGGGAAAAACTGATAAGTAGTTTTTAAACTCCCCTTAGCTCCAGAGCGTTTAATCTTAATATCTCTCTTAGTAAGATCTCCGTACTCCCCTGTTAAACCCAGCATATTTTTAATATCTGCAAGCCCTCTCTCCCAGAGTTGTACCTGTTTATCCTTATCCTTTTCATCCAAATTTAGCATCTGGAGAAACATTCTAAGAGATGGTTTATTGCCAGCATTACAAAGCTCACAGCCCTCCCCCTTACAAAGCACAGTACGATCTCTACCAGAGCCATCTACATCTAGCTTGTGTACTTCATAAATCGGAAAATCATAAGCTGGCTCTCCGTTTTCGTCTGTTCCTACGTCTCCTTTATGCAAGAGCCTTACTGTAGCAGTATCTCCATCATCCTTTAGTTGAAACCATCCTGTTTTAGTGTAGCCTCCATTATCGTATTTGTTTAATAAATCTTGTATCCCCATTTTATATATCCTCCATTTTATCCTGTTTTTTTTCTATAACATTGCCTTTACAGCTCCTACCATGCTATTTATTGCAAACTGTCTATTTATTTCTTTTCCCACAAGTACATCCGCCTTTTTATCGTCACGCTTGATAAGTATTACTGCCTTGCCCTGTAGGATCGCTACCAGCGTTTTTACACTTTTCATCTGCATCCCCTCTTCCATTTCGTGATAAGTAACTTAATACCAAATGGAGAAATTATTTAGAGAGCCACACCTGCAAATTCAAACTTTTTTCGTATGCTCTTAAAATAATAATTTGCTGTGGCTGGAGTACAGCTAAGAGCCTTAGCTACCTCTCCCTTAGTACCTCCACTCATCAATACATTTACTGCCACCTGTTCCTTTTCGTTAAAATCTAATGAACTTAGCAGATCCTTAAACTCCACTGTGCTAATATCCTCACACTCAACGGTAAAGGAGCTATCCCTTACATCTCCACCCTCTTTGTTAATCTCCACTAAACTCTCATAGCTAACAGGCGTAGATCCTGTAAAGCGTTTCTTTCTAGTAGCCTCGTTGTATATCCTGTTTAGATTCTGACGTACATAGGCTTTTAATAGCGTGGTAAATGTATACCCTTGCTCTGTATCAAAATCCTCAATAGCTTTAAGCATTGGTATATAGCTCTCACTTATAAGATCCTCTCTTTCTGCATTAGGGATACTAGATACATAAGATCCTACTAGCACATTTAATAGCCCTGTATTTTGAGTGATAAGCTCTCCCAAATATGCCTCATCTCTGCTTTCTCTGTACATCAATACCAATTCCTCATTACTTCTTCCTGTGCTCATCCTGTTTTCCTCCTTTAATATCCTGTGAGGTAGTCTTTCCAACTACCTCCGTATTGTTTGTGCAACTCATTAATATCTTTTAGCTGGGTATTCCAGCGTAAATTAGTAAATCTAAAACCTAGTGGTATGAGGAGCCTCTTAATCTGTGAGGCTCCTTTTCTTCCTGCCTCATCATTATCTGTAGCTAGTACAAATCTCCTAAATGGAGCCCTCTCTAGCCCTCTGCATTGAGCCTCTGATATGTGAGATCCCATAATTGCTACAGCATACTCTCCATGAGAAACAAGGCTTAAAGCATCTACCTCACTCTCTACAATCCAGATATAATCCTCTGGAGTTGCTTTACCTTGTAATAGCTCGTATAATCCAAACACTACAGAGCTTTTATCAATATCAGAGGCGTTATAAAACCGCTTTTGAGATATGGATCTACTTTTGTAAAAAAGCACTTTTCCCTCCAGATCCCTTACTGGGAAAAGAATTGTTTTATCTGCCGTATCGTAGCCTAGCCTATATAGGCTCATAACATGGTTAGCTATCTTCCTTTGCTGGAGATACTCACAAGCCACCTCACTTTTTAGTAAAGCCTTGTGATACCCCTCTACCAGCTCCTCATCCATGTAAGAGGCTTGTGCTTGCCCCCTATAGAGGTTTAAATCTAAGAACTCTCTCTCATGGGTAGAAAAGTTATATTTTCCAATCAGCCACTTATAACCAGCTAGGCTATTTTCTAGCCCTAATACGTCTGCTATAAACTGTGGAAAGTCTGCGGTGTATCCACAGGTATAGCAATGCACTGTACCAGCCTCATACTTCTTATTTTTTAATACCTTTTCTTTGAGGAGTACCCCACATGATGGGCTATGCTCCTTACCATTTTTATGAAAAGGACACGTAATCATTAAATCTGATCCAGTGCTATTCATTTCTTTTAGTAGCCCTGTTCCGTAGAGCTGGAGCTTAATATCTTTTAATACCTGCTCTACGGTAGCCACTACTGGTACATTCCAGATAGTTATCATTTCTTAGCTTTTTTAGGGGCTGTAAGTTTAAGCATTACTACAGGTGTAATAGCTAAACACTCTGATAAAATCTCTTGAGGAAGTCTGCCATTCTCTACCGCCTGTAATGTAGCCTCCTCATCTACCGCCTCAATGAGTTTGATACAATCCTCTAACTCTCTTTCATGTAACTCCGCTAATAGCTTAGGCTCATCAATTTTCTTACGGCTTTGCTCAATACGCTCAAATCTATATCCAGCCCCATCCGTATAATCATTTTCTCCAGCCTCTTCCATAGCTCCCTTGAGGAGCTTTTTATAGTTCTCCTCCTCTTTCTTTGCCTGTTCAAAGGCTAACTTTTTGGCTTTATAAGCCTCATAAATTTCTGCTAATTGCATAATCTTTTACCTCCTTTTGGTATTTTATATTTATATAATCTACTGTATTTCAGTAGTTAATATACAAAAAAATCAATAGTACCCCATTATTCTCCTCTGTCTACTGTAATACAGTATATTATCCCTCAACACTGTTTGTCAATGCAAAATTCAGTTTTCCAGTAGTTTTTTTAATTTTTTCTTTAATTTTCTACTGTAATACTGTATAATATACTTATTCTTAGAAGAGAGGAGGTGTTACTATGACTACAAAATCCCCTCTTACAGATAACTTTGTAAAAGCTCTAGGATACTATATATCGGTGTCTGGCAAAACTAAAAAGGAAATAGCGGATACAATAGGAGTTCCTGCTACCACATTCTCATCATGGAGTAATGGTAAGCATTTACCCGATATGGACAATCTCCAACGCATAGCAGATTGTCTAGGAGTTCCTATTACACAGTTTTATGACTTTACCGCTTTATCTTCTACTCAACCAGATCCGTTACTAGAAGAGCTTATTGATATTTATAATCAGTTATCTAATGAGGATAAACTCCTAATAAGAGGAGTTGCTCTAAGAATTTTACAACTTTATGAAAAACGGTAGCCTTACCACTTCATAAAGAAAAGCTCTGTATTAGCAGTACAGGGCTTTTATTTTGCTTGTTTACAAAATAGTTCCCTCTAAGTTCTCCTCTACCTTATCTCTAAGTGGTGTTTTATTCCCCTCTTTTGAAAAATCCATGTATGCCAATGGCATTAGATACAGCTCACTTAATTTCTGGACTTTCTCCATTTTAGGAGATGTACGCCCTGCCTCCCAGTCAATGATAGCTTTTTCACTCATTCCTAATATCTCTGCTACTTCCTTTTGGGTATACCCTGCATTTACTCTACAAGCACACAATCGCCATTTTCTATCAAAATAATTCATCATGCTCTCCCCCTTTCCCTCTTATACTCCTCTAGTGCCTCCACTGGGATTAGCGTTCTTTCAGAGGGAACCATGATAGTACGCTTTACCGCCTTTAACTTACCGCTTTCAATGTTACGGTAAACAGATCTCTCACTTATGCCTAAGAGATCTATTGCCTCTTGTATTGTGTACTCTCTAGCTGGCTCTGCTATAGTATCTGGCTGTACAGCATCAAGGATCTTTAGATACTTCTCTTTAAACTCTGCACATTTTTCTCCAATTAATCTCCCTGCCATTAACTCACAGCCAGCCAATGTAACTAAATAACAAGCTCTCTCTTTTCCTAAACCGTCTTTATATGTTCCCTCTAAAAAATAGTGATGAGCCTCTTCTGTTCCTAACGCATTTACATATTTTCTAATATCTCTCATTAGGTTATCGTGCCTTTTTCCCAGCATTTCAGATACTTCTTTACTTGTTAGTGTATCCATAAAATAAAACCTCCTTTTTGTGATTTCTTAACTTAATCACATAAAGAGGTTTTATTTAGAGAACTTATATTAAGTTTTTCTTTATTCTTGTAAAAATTCTCTGGAGGTAACTAATCTAACAGTTTCCTCTGGCGTGTTAATGGGCGTTGGCAACAATATTACCTCATTTCCCATAGCCATAGGTATAACTACCTGTAGTGTATCTACCATCTCTTGAGTAAGGGATACATTATATAAATTTCCATCATCTCCTATAAATATTGGTAATAATAACCCTTTTCCCGCTAAGATCTTCTCCCTCTTTAAAACTCATAGCTGTTAGTTCCTCCTTTTTCTTCTTTTTTCGTATCTTCTGCCTCTGGATTATCCTTTTCCTCAATCAGAGGTTTTAGATACCCTGTATTTATATCCCATATCATAAGGATCTCTTTGTTATTGATCCCATATCTATTTTTCTTGATTGATATTTTAAGAGTACCATCTATCATACTAAGGGATAATACTCTAGTTGCATTTTGACCTACTCCGTCACTCTCTGCCAGATCGTGTAACTCTGGGCTCTGCCCCTTTTTACGGTTTTTTACCGCCTCTCTATTAGCCTGTGCCATTAGGATTACTGGCTTTTTCAGCTCTTTGCTCATCAGAAAAAGATCCTCTGATATATTGTTATACGCAATTCTAGGCGTTTCCGCTCTCCGCTTATCACTCATTAGAGAAAGCTGATCTATTACTATCATATCCGCCTCATATTTGAGAGCAAGGCTCTTTATCTCATCAGCATTAGGCTTACGCCCCTCAAAATCATCTGGTGTAACTACTATAAAGCCGTTCTTCTGTGATAGCTGATTTATATAGTTTTCATAATCCTCCTCTAAATACCTGCCTCCGTCTGTATCTGGTTTCTTTCCCAAAGTACCAGCACCATTAAGGAGCCCCATATTACTAAAATGCTTATTAAGAGTATCAAACCTAAAGCCTATCATCTCTCTACTCATCTCTCCAGAGTAGAAAAGGATCTTGTAGCCCATATTCCACGCAATAGTAGGGAAATACTCTCCTATCCACGTTTTTCCTACATTGGTACGCCCTGTTATAACAACAAGCTCCTCTCCCCACATCCAGCCGTTAGTATGCTCATCTAGCTTAGGGATCCCAGTAGGGATACCGATCATACCCTTACTTTCACAACGCTTTCTATACTCTGCTAGTCGATCCTTAGCATTTGCAATAATATCATAGCCATCTTTATTACGGCTTACAGGTACAGCCTTTTCCAGTTTCTCTAGCTCTTCCTTGATAAATCCTATAGCCTGTATGCTATCCTCTCTTAACTTATCTGCCGTATTCTGAATAATTGGAGCCAGCTTAGTATAGGTGTATGCCTCTTTAAGTTTATAGATAAGATAATCTGTACTTTCGGATACCTCCAACATTTGAAACTCTTTAAACTGCCCTAAAAAGGTTAGTTTATCTGGCATCTGCTTATAGCTATTATAGTGAGATATTATAAACTCAATCTCCTCTTTTTGAGTAAGAAACATATCACTACTTACGGCATTTGAGTATAACATCTCCAGATCTGTAGCCTCTAATACTTGACATATCAAACTTTGTTCAATCATTATATGCCCCTCCGATCTGCACCTGTTATTTCTGCTACAGCAGAGGATCCTAACACTCTACTCCCTATTCTATCCCCCAGTGCCTTTCCTAGTTCTTTGGGAGAGAGATTACTGGTATAGATGGTACTAAGCCCCTCGCTTACTCTTGTATTAATAATACTAACCAGCCTCTCTCTAACCCACTCTGTAACTCTCTCTGATCCAATATCATCAATAATGAGGAGCTTACAGTTTTTCAACATAGATAATATCTCATCAAAATCTGGATCTGGATTATCATAACTAGCCCTAAGATCTTCCAAAAAAGTAGGGAGATAAATATACAACCCCTCATTTTCAAGCCCAGTATCAAAAGCAATTTTCCTAAAATAGTGCCCCATTATCTTACAAGCCCAGCTTGTTTTACCACAACCTGTATCTTTTCCCCAGATATATAATCCCTCTCCTGCCTCAACGTGAGTGATAATATTATCCTTAAACTCATTGATACGCTCAAATACTGCTATATCTGCTGTCTCTGGTTTAAGGATAATATTGTACTGATAACCTACAGGTATTCTACTAAGTCTATATAAAGCCCTAAGTACACGATAACCACCACATACCTCACTACACTCTGATCTATCTTTTTTACAATAACTTTCTGCAAAACATTTCATTACAGCTTTCCTCCTGTTCCTGTGTCAGATACCTAACCTAATCACAGATAAGAAAGATTTTTAGAGAGATAAGAAAAAGTTGTTATACCCTTGTTTGAATTAATATACAATCTCGTTTCCATTCTTATCTTTAGCTGTTTCCCCTGTAAATGGTCTACTAATAGCATCTGCTTTATGTCTGTCCTTTAATGGGTAAAGAGCTTTCCAGCCTTTCTCTATACTCTGATCCACTATTCTCATAGCTATTTCTGGATTACCCTGTGAGTGTTCTCTAAGAGTATCTGCAAACTTTTTTACAGTTTCAATCTTAGGCGTATAATTCTTTCCTTTACAACTAGACAAGAATTTCTCTAAAGCCTCTGCTACATACTTATTCTCTGGATCACTAAGAATATCTTTATAAGATAATTTCTTTTTCCCAGAGGGAGCTTGCTCCTCTACCGTAGGTAGAGTATTTTTATTTATTTTATTGTTACTTGTTTTATTAGTATTTCTTTGTTGGGGATTTTCCGTAGTCGGATTTACCGATAACGGAAAATCCGTAAACGGTATTTCCGTAATGAGATATTCAACTCCTCCAAACTTTCCGCCATCTCTTATTTTCTTCCTAGTGAGGTATCCAAAATCCTCTAGCTCTGTGAGGGCACTATTGATAGCATCTCTGTTTTCTTTCATTACCTCAACTATACCAGCTACAGAGTAATCCCATCCCTCTGTATTGGATAACATCCAACTAAGTAACCCTTTAGCTTTTAATGTTAGGTTTTTATCTCGTAAATGATGATTGCTCATTACAGTATAATTAGCTGTTTTTTCTACTCTAAATGTAGCCATTATATGTACCTCCAGTTAAATTTAGAGGAGGTTTTAATCTCCCTCCTCTTTTAGTACTTACTCCATTTCAGCTATAACTTTTTCAATGTTATCACATACCTCATCAAAGGCTTGTTTTATAATAGCGTGCCTTTGAGTTTGATCCGTTCCTCCATCAATCATAATACTCATATTAACATTAGGTTTACACCAGATACCGCTTTTGTTTTGAACACTCATACCTAGCCCTACTTCTATCTCTGCTACCCTTGCTGTAAAATCAGTCTTTGCCATTTTCGTTACCTCCATTAAGTTCTTTTAGATTTTTTTCTCTACGTTTCATACGCTTATTTAATTCTTGTACAGAGCATCCTAATTTCTTAGCAATCACTTTTTTGTGATCTAGTCCTCCGTTATTTTTCTGGGCTTGCCTCTGCATCTTTCGATTTAAACCGCTCATGTGCTCCCTCCTCCAGATCTGCTACACTTGAAAATACCTTATTGTTAATATCCTCAATATGAGTAGTAACTGGCTGGGGATCAATGATAATAGTTACATTACAGCAGTTACTATAAAAATTTGGCAAGTCGCTATTGCCTCCATAGTTGCCACCTACTCTAGTTCCTAAAGCAGTAGAAATAATATTCTCTAAAGATTTATCATTTATCTCTGCTCCATAGCCATGATCTGTTACCTTTGCATTTTTAAATTCTAGCTTAATCATTTAAGATTACCTCCTTTTCTTTTTGATATTTAACCTAATCAACAAAAAAGGATTTTTTTAGATACCTCCTCAAATTTTAGGCAAAAAAAAGAGGAGCCATAAGCCCCTCAAGATTTTTGTTATATAGATTTACTCTGTGTTTTCCGTACTTTAACTGGAGTATCTGCATACTCTTTTATCTTCTCCAGATCGCTTTCTACCCAGTATCTATAATCATTTTCAGCTCTTACAGATGATGGAATAGATCCAGCATCTTCCCAGAGGCGGATTGTTTGTGTGGATACTCCACATATATCAGCAACCTCTTTACGGCTGTATACTCTTTTTTTTGTTTCTTGATCTATTGTTATTATCTTCATCTTATACACTCCTCTACTTGAGTATTATATCATACTCTTACTTAAATTCTTAGTAACTTGTTCAAAATAGTTCTAATATCATAGTTATTTCCCTTACCATCTACCACCTTATCAAACAACTCTTGATTTTCTATCAAATACTCCTCTATGCTCTCATCTATTGTACCTACTGCTACTAAGGAGATAATATTTACAGTACCCATAGTACCTATTCTGTGGGCTCTATCCCCTGCCTGTGCATTATCTCCACTATTCCACTTTTTATCTACAAAAAATACATAAGAGGCTTTGTTTAAAGTCAAGCCTGTACCCATTGCCCCTATAGTACCTATTGCCAACCTACACTCTGGATCCGTTTGAAACCTATCTACCTCTTTTTGTCGATCCTCTGGAGATACTTTACCAGTGATATAAATAGGATTGTACATACTAAGAGCCTCTTGATACAAAGAGGTGATACTTTCCCATTGGCTAAAAATAATAGCCTTATTCCCATTAGGGATAATCTCCTCATCTAGCATATCTTTTACTCTCTCCAGCTTTGGATTATCTTCTGCAAAAAGTCCTCCTGTGAGTTGCCTTAATCGTAGAGTACAGCTAAGAGGATTTACAGTTTGGAGAACTTCTTCCAAAGTTTCTATAATTCCTTTTTTAATATCTCTATAGATTATCTGCTGTTTTCTGGTAAGCTCTACATATTCCGTATGATATACTTTAGGCGGTAGATCTAAAACCTCTTCTTTCTTTCTACGGAGCATTACCTTAGTGAGTTCTGCGTTAAGGCTTTCTAAATTCTTATACCCTATTACTTTCTTTCCACCAAATCCTCCCATGATACAATAAGCATTACGGAATTGATAAAAGTTTCTTTTCTCTATCCCTAACCACATAAGAATATTCCAAAGATCCTCCGCCTTATTCATAGGCGTACCAGATAAACCAATCCTCACAGGACTTTTTAACATTCTAAGAGCTTTCCCCTGCTGTCTATTCCCATTCTTAGCCTTGTGAATCTCATCTACAATTATAGCTCCTATAAAGCCCTCTCTAATCCCAAAATAAATAGCATCCTGTATATCCTCATTTCTTAGGCTCTCTATGTTGATAATAGCGAAGTATTCAGATCTTTTATACCACTCATTGATCTGCTCTACTCTTTTTGGCATTGTTTTCTCATCAATCATAACAGCCTTTTCTCTGGAGTTTAGTTTTATCTCCTTTTGCCAGTTGTATTTTACAGAGTTTACCCCACATACTATAAGGCACTTATAAAGCTGTTTCTTTCTCGCTACCACAATATCTATACTCTCTTTTGTTTTACCTAAGCCTTGCTCATCTCCAATTAAAAAAGCCTCTCTTTCCATGCCATAATTAAAAGCCTCTATCTGGTGAGGGAGAGGAGCTAAAACAAAATCAAAAGGGATAACAGGCTCAATTCCTTTTAACCTCTTAGCTGTAGCCTCTTTCCTATCTGCTATCTCCTGTGATTTAAGAGCTCTTAATAATACCTCCTCTGCTGTAATATTAGATAGCCCTATCTTATCTACCAGATTAGGTAGCTCTTGTACTGGTATCTCCCAAGCTCTCTCTTCTGGTAAATATCTTCTCTCTGCTAACTCTTTTACCTTAGCTAATGTTTGTGTATCATACCTAAAGGAGAGCTTAAAAGCATCCTCAAAGTAAGTACCCTTACCAATTTTCTCAATTCTTACCATATAAAAACCTCCTGTGATTGTTTATAAAAAACTTAATCACAGGAGGCTCCTGTTTTTAGATAACCCCTATATAAATTTATGCTACTAACTGAACATACAAATCTAGCTCTTTATTACGGTGAGTGTAATGACTCATAAAGTGTATAACGTTTTCTGTTGGTATCTCGGAGGATTTGGTCCAAGAACTGCCATGATTTCACCTGCACGAACCGTAAAATCAATATCATGCAAAATATTCTTGCCACGTAAATAGCAAAAACTTCCATTTTCCACTTGAAACATCAT